GCACCGTCAAAACCAAAAACAAAACCAACTACAAAACCTGGTACAAAACCACAGAGACCTGCACACCCTGGAAAAAATCCAAACCCTGGTGAGAACCCTGCTCCTAAAGCTAAAAAAGAAACAAACGAAAATAGTCCATCAGTTGCACCGTCAAAACCAAAAACAAAACCAACTACAAAACCTGGTACAAAACCACAGAGACCTGCACACCCTGGAAAAAATCCAAACCCTGGTGAGAACCCTGCTCCTAAAGCAAACAGACCATCTGCGGAAGAGACAAAAGATAAAGTTATAGACGTAATATTTAAACTCCTACAAAATTAAAAATGGCAAGAAAGATTAAAGAACAATTAGATTACGGGAATAGACCCGAAAGAATGGACCCAAATTTAGAAAGAAAATTGGCAAGTCCTGAAAATTTATACGCTCAAAATCCTGCCATGAAAAAAGGGACTGAAGACGTTCAAAGATTGATAAGTAATAGATTTCAAAAAGTTGCGGAAAAATTAAGTCAAGTAACAGGAATTGAAAACTTAAGTTCTCAACAAACTCAAGGTATGGTATACCAAGAGATGATGAGAAAGTTACCGTCTATTATGAGAATAGAGGCTCAACACAGAGAAGAATTAGAACAATTAGCTATAGAGGCGTCTTTAGAAGAAACTGAAGTTCCTGCTGATTGGTTTGTTATTGAGGCTATGTTAAATAGAGAACCTATTAACACTGGTGATTTCAGAATGAAGCCTGAAGATGAGGAAGAAGAGGAAGAGGATGAAAATGAAACTCCTGAAATTCCATCATTCGATATTGAAGATTTAACGGACGAAGAAGTTCTTGAATTAGAAAAACATAAGAGAAATATTATCAACGCAATTGTCCAAGGAGCGGCAAAGAAAGGTCATTATATTTTTCAAAAACCAGATATTAAAGCTAGACTTGACGCAATCAACCCATCTCTTTACGGAGATTATTTAGGTATCATGTCAATTAATGACTTCCTTTATTTTACTATGGAACAAATGATTGAAATGATGAGTCAAACGGGACAAGGTGTTGCAGGTAAAGTAAAATTACAAGACAACGATGACGAAGATGGTGAAGAAGGTGGAGAAGATGAAGATAAACCTGACACTAAAATAGTTGCTCAAGGTATGATTTTCCCAATCTTATGTCATGAAATTATTAAAGGTATTGAAGAAGGTAAAGGAAGATACGGATTACCAACAGATATGGGATTACGTAAAAAAGTTCAAGGTCAAGTTGATATATTATCAAATGAACCAATGCAACTTAGAATAGGTCCTGAAATTGTTGAAAGAATTAGATTTGCACTACCTGATGGAATGTATGAAGAATCAAACCAAGGATTAATTCCTTGGTTCCACATATTACTATACCAAATCCCTGCTGAAGAATTTTTAAAAGTAATCGGATATGCAATATCTGAAGACGAATCAAAAATCAAAATGGCAACTAAAAGGTTTGTAGAAATTATGAAAGAAGCTCAAAAAATGAAATCTGATTTCGATAACTTTAGAGAAGATGGTGATTCTGACGATAGTAATTTAAATCCTGGTGGTGGTTTCAGTTCTTATGACGATGATGAAGATTCTGATGTTGATTACGCCCCTGAAGAAGAGGACGATGACGAGGATTATCTTGATGATATGGATAGTTACTTAGATAGTTTGGGGATAAAAAGACCCGACAATCTTGATGACTTATTAGGTGATTTGGGTATCTCAAGACCCAAATAACCACAAATTGTGAATAAAGAACAATTAATTATAGAAGTAACGAAGTGTATGAGGAATACTCCTTACGCACTTCGTACTTATTTACAGACCTACGATAACACCGTATCCAAATACGTTCCGTTAGATTTATTTCCCGACCAAGTTTCCCTTATAGAAGATTACGATAACTACAATGAAAACGTTGCCTTGAAGTATAGACAGGCAGGGGTTTCAACAGTTACCGCTGCTTGGATATCAAAACGACTAGCCTTTGCCAGAAAAGAAAAACCAGAAAAAGTTCTGATTATTGCAAACAAATTAGATACTGCGGTGGAGATGGCGAATAAGGTTAGAGGATTTACCGAACAATGGCCTTCATGGGTTGGTGCTGGATTCTCTCAAGAAAAAAACGCCCAAAGACATTTTAAATTAACTAACGGATGTGAAGTTAAAGCCGTTGCAACATCACGAGATGCCTTGAGGGGTTATACTCCAACCATCCTGATATTTGACGAGGCCGCGTATATCGAGGCTGACGGAGATTTTTGGGCAGCCTGTATGGCGTCCCTATCTACAGGGGGTAAAGTAATTGTGGTATCCACTCCAAACGGATACGACCCAATTTATTATGAAATCTATGACCAGTCTTTAAGAGGTATGAACGATTTCAAGGTAACCGAAATGTTTTGGTACCGTGACCCTCGTTATACAAAAGACTTGTATATGGTTAAAACCAATGATTTAGTTCACTTCCTTTTAAACAGAGAAGAGTATAATCTTGATGAGGTTGTTATTAATTTATCTATGGATAATCCATACGATAGAGACCATTCTATTGTAACTGACTATATCGAACAAGGATACAAACCATGTTCTGCTTGGTTTGAGGGAATGGTTAAGAAGTTAAAATACGATAGACGTAAAGTGGCTCAGGAGTTAGAATGTAACTTCTTAGGTTCAGGAGATAACGTATTTGATTCTGAGATGATGACAGATATTGCCCAAAACCACGTTAAAGAACCTCAAGCTAAAATGATGGGTGGAGGACTTTGGATTTTTAAAGAACCTGTTAACGGGCATAAGTACGTTATGGGTGTCGACGTGTCAAGAGGAGACTCCGAGGATTTCTCGTGTGTTCAAATTATTGACTTCGACGCTAGAGAACAAGTTTTAGAATACGTCGGTAAGGTACCTCCTGACATCTTGGCAGAGATTGCCTACAAATGGGGTACAATGTACAACGCATACTGTGTAGTCGATTTAACGGGAGGTATGGGGGTCGCAACCGCTAGAAAAATGCAAGAGATGGGGTATCAAGCGGGTATGTACGTTGATAACGTAGACACTACCAACAAATGGAAGTTTGACCCTAAGATGAATGAGAAGATACCTGGTATTAATTTTAACAGTAAAAGGGTTCAGATTATTGCGTCATTCGAAGAGTCCATGAGACACAAGTTTAGGATTTATTCAAGTAGACTTTATAATGAGATGAACACCTTTGTTTACATTAACGGTAGACCTGACCACCAAAAGAATCATCATGATGACTGTATTATGAGTATTTCTATGGCAATATACGTTGCTGAGAAATCATTCCAATCTTTAGAGAAGGTTGTAAACCACACTAAAGCAATGTTAAATTCTTGGTCAAGTGTTGTAAATGAGAATAAAAACACATCAGACTACTTCAATCCGATGGTTCCTCAAATGGGAAGACAAAACCCAATGAACCAAGATGCCACTAGAGCTGATTACCAAAAATATGGATGGTTATTTGGTGCGTAATAACTATTTATATTATCAAGGTAACAAGTAAATTTACATTATGGCAGAACAGAATATGACGGTTTGGCAAAGACTGTCCCAAACATTTGGTCCGAATTCACTACTTCAACAAGATTATCCGACTTTTAAGTTTGATAAGAAGGAATTGTTGCGTACAAAAAGTAGAGAGGAATACGAGAAAGAAAAATTACAAGCACAGCAAACATTTTATTTAACCAATCAGTGGGCTAAGGTTGAAAACAACCTTTATTCTCAAGCCATTTATTATGAGCCAACAAGATTGTCTGCCCAATACGATTACGAATCAATGGAGTATACTCCTGAGATTTCCGCAGCATTAGACATCTACGCAGAAGAATCTACAACAACTAATGAAGATGGTTTTATTCTTCAAATTTATTCTGAATCAAAAAGAATAAAAGGTGTGTTGGCAGATTTATTCAACAACAACTTAGACATTAACACTAACTTACCAATGTGGACAAGAAACACTTGTAAGTATGGTGACAACTTTGTTTACTTGAAATTAGACCCCGAGAGAGGGGTTGTGGGGGTACAACAGTTACCAACGATTGAGATTGAAAGACATGAGGTAGGAGTTAGTGCAAAAATTTCTACAGACATTACAAAAGAGTTAGACAAAGATAAGAAAGCGTTACACTTCACTTGGAAGAATAAAAATATGGAATTCCAATCGTGGGAAATCGCTCACTTTAGATTATTAGGTGACGATAGAAAACTTCCTTACGGTACTTCTATGTTAGAAAAGGCTAGAAGAATTTGGAAACAATTATTATTATCGGAAGATGCGATGTTAATATATCGTACTTCAAGAGCACCTGAAAGAAGAATGTTCAAAGTGTTCGTAGGTAATATGAATGATGATGACGTTGAAGCTTACGTACAACGTGTTGCCAACAAATTTAAAAGAGAACAAATTGTAGATAACAAAACAGGTAACGTGGATATGAGGTTTAACCAAATGGCGGTTGACCAAGATTACTTTATTCCTGTAAGAGACCCTGCGGCACCAGACCCAATTACAACATTACCTGGAGCCACAAACTTATCAGAGATTGCGGATATCGAATATATACAAAAGAAATTATTAACGGCACTTCGAGTACCTAAGGCGTTCTTAGGATTTGAGGAAGTTGTTGGTGATGGTAAGAACTTAGCATTACAAGACATTAGATTTGCTCGTACAATCAATAGAATCCAAAAGAGTATGTTGGCTGAGTTAAATAAGATTGCGATTGTTCACTTGTTCCTATTAGGATTTGAGGATGAACTTTCAAACTTTACTATCGGTCTTACAAACCCATCAACTCAAGCTGACTTATTAAAGATTGACGTTTGGAAAGAAAAAGTATTATTATACAAAGACTTAGTCTCTGACCCAGGTAACGGTATTCAAGCAACATCATCTACATGGGCTAAGAAACATATCTTTGGATGGTCTGACGAAGAAGTTCGTTTGGATTTACAACAACAAAGAGTTGAAAGAGCTGTTGGTGAAGAACTTAAAGCAACACCTACAGTTATTACTAAAACAGGATTATTTGATAACATAGATAAATTATACGGAAGTGCCACGGGTGCAACACCTGCAGCGGGAGCGGCAACAACTCCTGACGGGGGAGAAGAGTTAGCCCCTCCACCATCTTTTGGTGGAGGAGGTGAGGAACCATTACCTGATGCGGGGGCAGAGGTTGCACCGCCAGCGGAGGCACCACCAGCCGCAGAGGTTACACCTGAATCAACAAAAAAAGACATGAATATATTACTTGAAAACAACTTAATTGAAGGTTCTCGAATGATAGACTTAGGTCAGGGACAAGAATCTTTAGGAGAAATTTCAAAAGAATTGGATAAGTTATTAAATTCATAATATTTATTTGAAAACGAGCAAAATGACCTTTGGTAATATCAAATCCCTGATGGAGAAAAATCTGCTAGAATCCTACAAAGATGAAAAGGATTTTAAGAAGACACTGAGAGAATTCAAACACAACGTGTTGAGTAATAAATCTATGTCAAGAGCGTATGCTTTGTATGACCAATTGAGTTCGCCTCAAGGGTTAAACGAGCATGACGCAAAGGAGTTTTTGGAAGAGGGGTTATCGTTATTACAAAAAGTTTTGCCAAGTATTAAATTACCAAAAAGTGTTTCTGAGTCAGTTAAAAACAACTATTTAGATATCGATACGTTACTTTATAGCCAAAAAACAGATTTAATGGAAAGAATACAGGCGAAGAAAAACATCGTTTCAATCTTAACATCAAAAGTTGAAACAGTGAAAGAGTCTATTAATATCCCAATTAAGTCTATGGTAAACATTGCCAATCAAACGTTGAAAAATTACCTTGATACTTTAGATGAGAATTCTAAAAAAGAATTCATACAGATTGTTTCTGAGGATACAAAAACTCTTGAAGGAAAATTTGAAGTTATTCGTGAAAGTGCTATAACTAAGTTACAAGCAAGAATGGAAACTGAAGACGAAAGTGAAATTAAATCAAGAATTTCAGAAACAATTAACAAATTAAAAGATGAAAAGTTTGACCAAATGAATTTTTTAAGATTAAAAAATCTTGAGGAATCAATCTAATAAGTCCTTTTTATTCTGAATATACTTAGCTTTTAAAATCTGTGCTCGTTTGACCACAGATTTTTTTGTATACTGTGTTCTCTCTTTAAGTAACTGATTTTGTTTTGTCTTAATTACTTTAGACTTTAATGTTTTTAGAGCTCTCTCAATATTATCACCGCTCTTAATGTTTACGATTATCATACAATTTAAATTTTTTTGACTATTAACTATAAATACATTATCCTTTTATAGAAAATAAACATACATAATCATGAACATTAATGAAAAAAGGAAAAAGTGTAAAGTTAAATTTATACAATCCAATTAAATCCGTTTACGGAACCGTCGATTCAAAAAACCTAAAATCAGTATACATCAACATCCAATCATGGGTGACCCCAAAAAAAGAATATGACAATTGGAATAGAGTCGTCTCAAATTTAGGACGAGAGATAAAACATTCAGTATTCGAATCAATTAACCAAAAATTATTTCAAGAAAAAAGTATCGTAGATTTGGACCTCCGAACGAGTGGAATATCTCATGGAAAGAAATCATTCTTTAACTTAGAAATTAATTTATACACTAACTCTGAAATGGATTTTAAATCCCTCGAGATAAAAGATTCTGTCAAAATGATAGTCAATTCCATATTCAGAAATAACATCCAACAAAACAAATACTTTGAATTTTCAACTTCAAAAAAGACAGTAAATCAATAAACAATTAAGAACGGTATATTTATCTTAAAAGATTAGATGAAAAATTTAAGAATATTAGAGGCAAGTGAAGTAGGTCACGGTATCTTGATTGAAATGGATGCTGGTTGGGTTTCCCCGAAAGACAGACAAAACGAAATCACTTTGAAAGAAGCTAAGGAAATGGACTATAGAAATCCGTTTGAATTTTATGCTGTCCTTCAAAAGTACGATACCCCAAACAGAAACGGTAGAACCTATCCTGAAAGAATCCTTAAAAGGGAGGCTGACAACTATAAAAAATCAATTGCTAAGGGTTTATCCACTTCTGAGTTAAACCACCCAGAATCGTCTCTTATTGACTTAGACAGAGTATCTCACATTATCACCGATATATGGTGGGATAGAAATATTTTGATGGGTAAGTTAAAATTGTTAACTTCGCCAGGATTTCACGAAAGAGGAATCGTTTCTACTAAAGGAGACCAAGCGGCAAACTTAATGAGACAAGGAGTTACTTTAGGTATTTCTTCTCGTGGGGTTGGTTCACTAAAGAAGGTTGGAGAGAGAAACGAAGTTCAAGACGACTTTGAATTGATTTGTTTTGACTTAGTATCATCACCATCTACGCCAGGAGCTTATTTGTTTGGTGATGTTAAAGAGAGAGATAACTACGAAGAAAACTTAGAAGAAGAAATAAAACATAAACAAAGTAATGGATATGTGGAAAAGTCAGTTGACTTAATGAAAAAATTAAACGATTTTTTAGGAAAATAAAAAACACACATATGGAAGAAAAGTATTTTGTCGCGAAAATTCAGTACGACTTACCTGATGAAAACACAGGAAAAATCAAAAAAATTAGAGAAGAAAAATTAGTTAAAGGTTACTCAGTTACAGATGTTGAGGCGAAAGTAACTAAGAAATATGAGGGGTTCACACATGATTGGAGAATCACGGCTGTTTCTGAAAGTAAAATTGATGAAGTTATCGAATAATTGATTTAAGAATCAATTTAATAAAAGTGGTCTATATGACCACTTTTTTTGTTTGGGAGATATTTATAAATAAAAATAATATGAACTTTCAGGCAATTTTAGGTACGGGGCTTACTCAAGAACAAAGAATAATTAATGCACCTTCATGGTCGACATGCCTTGCATACTGCGAAGGAGCGGGTAAAGACATTCAATCAATTCAACTAATACCAACATCAATTATTGTATTACACGACTTGAATACTACTAATTGTTATACCACAGTAATTAAAATTAATGAAGTAATTACTCAATATGTTGTGTGGGCAAATAACTTTGAATCTTTCACAACTTGGTTGAATACTTTATCAAATCCGATAATACAATCAATCACTAATCAAAATAAACTTTACGTAACAGTATAACCAAAATGAATTTTTTTCATTTTGACACTATTTATTAGTTAAAATAACCAATTTTTTCATGCAAGAAAATAAATCACTAGTACAGGAGGCACTCATTCAAATGAAAAATGTTGAAGAGGCTATTGCCGAAAATGCAAAAGGAATACTTGCTTCAACTATGAAGGAAGAAATCAATCAGTTAGTAAAAGAATCTCTATCAGAACAAGACGAAGATGAGGTTGATTTAGATATGGATATGGAAGACGACGACTCGGAAGAGATGGACGTTGACCTTGACATTGATAATGAAGATGAAATGGACATGGATTTTGACATGGACATGGATTCTGAAGAAAGTCCAATAGATTTAACTGACGCTTCTGACGAAGAAATTCTGAAAGTTTTCAAAGCTATGGGTGAAGAAGACGGTATCATCGTTAAAAAAGATGGTAACGATATTCACTTAACTGATAGCGAAACTGACGAAGAGTATTTGGTTAAGCTTGGTGAGTCTGAAGAAGACACAAATTTAGATGAAACTATGTATGTAGATGAAATCGATGAAATGGATGTTGACACAGAAGATGTGATTAACGCTATTTTTAGTAAAGACGGTGACGCTTCAGATATTGAAGTAGACCAAGATGAAGAAGTTATGTATGAAATCGAATTCGATGAAGAAGACGAAGACGACATGATGGAACAAGAAGACGACGACATGATGGAACAAGAAGACGACGACATGATGGAACAAGAAGAAGACCTTGATGACATGATGGAAGAAGACGACGAAGACATGATGGAAGAAGAGGAAGAAGATTTGGACGAATCTTACAACCAAAGAAGAGCTGTTAGAGAAGCGAAATCAACAATTAAACCTAAAGGTGTTGGAATTGGCTCAGGACCTAAATTCACTTACAAAGATAAAGCTGCAGGTGGATTTAAAGAGGACAAAAAACAAGGTCCTAAATCAGTAGGTACTGGTAAAGCAAAATTCGAATACAAGAAAGGCGAAAATATGGAAGGAAGTTCCAAAGTTGTTAAGGCAGAAACAAAAGAAGGTGCTCACGGAATGAACAAGGGTGATAAATCTAGAACCATGAAAGGTAAAGAAGATTACACTACTAAAAAAGGTGACACTTTAAAAAGAAAAGCTTTCGAAAAGGAAGAAACTACAGAAGCTGCTAGAACTTATGGATTTGGTTCTAAAGAAGGTAGAGGACTAAGAAAAGGTATTACTAACAACAGAAATTATGTTTATGGTAACAACGGAGTAAAAGTTGAATCTACTAAAGAAGAAGTTAATATGTTGAGAGAGAAGAATGAAGAATACAGAAAAGCGTTAAATGTTTTCAGAGTAAAACTTAACGAAGTTGCAATCTTCAACTCAAACTTAGCATACGCTACAAGATTGTTCACTGAACATTCGACTACTAAAAAAGAGAAAATTAATATCTTAAGAAGATTTGACGATGTTGAAACTTTAAAAGAATCTAAAAATCTTTATCAGTCAATTAAAGGTGAATTATCTAAAGGTGAAACAAAACCAATGAATGAATCAGTTGAAACAAAATTAAACAAACAAGTTTCGACAGGTTCTTCAACTACACTAATTGAATCAAAAACTTATGAGAATCCTCAATTCATGAGAATGAAAGATTTGATGAGTAAATTAGGGTAATAAATAAATTAATAAAAAAACAAAATACATTTTAAAATGGGAGCATTATTAGAATCAGGTCTTGTTGGTAACATCGGGTTAAAACACCTTAAAGTTATTAAAGAAGACACAATCAACAAATGGGACAAATTAGGATTCTTAGAGGGTCTTAAAGGTCACATGAGAGAAAACGTTGCACAACTTTATGAAAACCAAGCATCGTATTTAATTAACGAAGCATCATCTACTTCTGATACAGGAGCATTTGAAACAGTGGTTTTCCCTATCGTTAGACGTGTATTCTCTAAATTATTAGCGAACGACATCGTTTCTGTACAAGCTATGAACTTACCAATCGGTAAATTATTCTACTTCGTACCTAACATTCAGGCTTACCAACCAGGTACTTCTGAGCACTACGCACCTTATGGTTCTCCGAATCAAGCTGCAGGTCAAACACCAAACAGTGGTTATGACTATAACAACACTAAAGACCTTTACGATAGATTCTACGAAGGTAACGAACCAGCTTTAGACCCACCAGGTTTATTTGACTATTCTAAAGGACAATATTCAGCTATCACTGCTGAGGTTGGTACTGTAGCATGGTTAGCTGACCAATTAGTACCTTCAGCTTACACTGTTGGTAACTACAGAAAAGTATTAGTTATCATGTCAGGTTTCGCATCTGATGGAGCTGGTAAATTAATCGGTCCTGATGGTCAACCAATGGATAACGAAGCTTTCTTATCTGATTTAACAGTTAAAGGTGTTGCGGGTAACGCTTACACTTCAGGAAACACAAACAACGCTTACTTATTCAGAGTTGTAACTCAAAGATACGGTAAAGGTATTGTTCAGTATGGTAACAACAACTCAACATTAGTATTCCCTAACAGTAAAACTGATGGTGGTCAATATGACAACATTTGTGACGCTCAAGGATATATCTATTTAGAGATTGACTTACAAGTTCCTGCTGAAGTAGGTTCAGGTTCAATGGACGGATACACAGGTTCTACTTTCGAATCTACAGCTGCTGCTGACAACGCGTTCTCAGCGACTTATAGAATCTACAAAAACTTAGAATTTGAAGATAAAATTGGTGAGGTTTCTTTTGACTTAATGTCAGTAACTGTTTCTGTAACAGAAAGAAAATTAAGAGCACAATGGTCTCCAGAAATGGCACAAGACGTTGCGGCTTTCCACAACATCGATGCTGAGGCTGAATTAACAGCTTTATTATCTGAGCAAGTTGCGGCTGAAATCGACCGTGAAATCTTAAGAGATTTACGTAAAGGTGCAGCATGGAACTTACGTTGGGATTACAACGGTTGGAAGAGATTAGGTTCTAATGCAGTTCCTTACACTCAAAAAGACTGGAACCAAACGCTTATCACAGCGATTAACCAAATTTCTGCTCAAATCCACAAATCTACATTAAGAGGTGGAGCTAACTGGATTGTTGTTTCTTCTGAAATTTCTGCAATCTTCGACGATTTAGAATATTTCCACGTATCAAACGCAGCTCCTGAGCAAGACCAGTACAACATGGGTATTGAAAGAGTTGGTACTTTAGCAGGTCGTTACCAAGTGTACAGAGACCCTTACTTCCCAGCTAACCAAGTGTTAATGGGTCACAAAGGAACATCTTTGTTAGACACAGGTTACATCTACGCACCGTACGTACCTCTACAATTAACTCCAACAATGTACAATCCATTCAACTTCACTCCAATCAAAGGTATCATGACTAGATACGCTAAGAAAATGGTGAACAACCGTTTCTACGGTAGAATCACAGTTGATGGTGTAAGAACATTTGACTTGAGAGAATTAAGATAATCATTATCTTATATAATACTAAAAGGGTTCCCAATGGGGACCCTTTTTTTTATTTAGACAACTCCGAATACTTTACTCGGTATTTTAACGTGTCAATCATTTGATAAACAGTTGAATCTTGTGCGGACCAAAAATTAACATCAGAGGGATAGTTAAAAATCTGTTCCATTTTATACTTACGGTGTTTAACCAAATAACTGTTGTATAACGTTGATTTTTTTGACGTTGGGAGTACTCTATTAGAACAAGAGGTTATGATAAGAAGTAATCCGATAGTGATAGTTAAAAGTGTCTGTTTCATGTCCATTTAAAGATTTTGATAAAGATATAACTTTTTCAACAATATGCCAATTTAAATTTAAAAGATATTTATAAATAAAACTGTAATGGGTAGATTAATAATAAGTGAGAGTGAGAAGACGGACATATTACGTCAATATAATTTAATTTTAGAAGAAGACGATGAAAGAGAACCTTTAGTTATCGACAAAGTAATTACATTCCCTGCAGGATATCATAGTGAAAAATATTTAAAAGATTTAGTACCTGAAGTTGAAAAAATAACACAATACTTAAAATCAGGAAAAGGAAATGCGTTTTTAGTTGGGGTAGAAATGTCGTCAGGAGAGTCTCAAATACCTAACTCTGATGTTGAAACCAAAAACCCTGAAGGTACAACTCAAGGATGGTTAGCTCAACAAAGACAAACAAGTATTACTAAATATATTACAGACCAATTACAAGGATTTGTAGAACAAAAACTATTATTGTCGTTACCCACATTCACAATTAACCCGATTGCAATTGGACAAACTCCATGGGTAGGTCAAACATTTATTCAACCTAATGGTGAAAAATATGTTTGTACCGAAAAAGAAAAACTTGCGGGATGTATTACAAAATACAGAGCTTGTAGAGCGTCAACATGTAAAGACCTTGCATCCAAATATGCCAGTGAACAATATATTAAAGTTAAAATCACTTTAAAAGAATTATCTGAACAAAAAAAATGTTTGGATAATATGACAATCGAAGTTAACTATACTAAAGGTGGACACACTTGTAACGCATCGGTTTATAAAATTTTTATAAACGGAATTCAATTAATGAGAAATGACGGAAAGCCCTTTGCAAGTTTGAATAATGATAAAGTAAACACAAACAAAGAACTTGATTATTATAACAACAACCCTACTAAAAACGGCGGTGCGAGGTATAATAAATTTATAATAACCCCTGAGATTGCAACAGAATTACTAAAAGGTGGGAAAAATTCGTTTACAATAAGTGCGATGTGTTGGAATCCATTAGGTTATAGTTTTCCTAATTGGGGTTATGGTTGTCACGAAGGTGTGGGTACTATTATTGTAACGAACGGAACTGGAGAAAAATTTACTTACGAATCAGCAACCCCTAGAGAAAGGGATGAAACTAAAACATTGGTTACTATCAACGCATGTGGTAGTGGTAAAAAATAGTTGATTTAAAATACATTTAGATTATATTTATTATTAGATTTTAAGTTATCAGTCCCCAGTCGTAACTGACTGTAGAGTATTCACGGACACAAAGGTATTGGTAACGTAGTCATTAAACTATTGTAAAATTTAACAACATGAATTACGCAACACAAGTGAGCAAACCGACTGCGCACATCACAAAGAAAAAGTCACGTCTTAAAGTGTATAATGGAAACACAGTCTTTCTAAATGATAAAGACAACTTCGAATTCGAAATCCATAATCCAAAACAAAAATCAGTACTTGTAAAAATCAAATTGAATGGTGAATACATCTCCACAAGTGGTATTGTATTAAAACCAGGTCAGAGGGTGTTTTTAGAACGTTTCCTTGACTCTAACAACAAGTTTGAGTTCAGTACCTATGAAGTTAACAACACGTCTGAAAACAGGTCTGCAATCGATTTAAACGGTGACGTTAGAATTGAGTTCTACGATGAGTCTGCTCCAATACGAAACGGAATACATTATCCGAACACAACCATTACTACGTACCCTTGGAATCCTGTTATGTATGGTGGGTCTCATAACACAGGAGGACCTGTGTTTACAACAACAGGTGGTATTGGGACAACGTCAACTGCATATTATTCTTCAAACGTAACAAATACTTCGGGTACATTAAGTAATACATTTGCAGGTCCAAATATTAGAAGTAAAAAATCTATTGAAACTGGTAGAGTTGAAAAAGGAGATAAGTCTAAACAATCTTTCACTAATTCGTATCAGGAGTTTAACTACAATGTTGAACATCAAATCACTTTTAAAATTTTACCATTAGGTACAAAAAACAAAACCACAGAAGACATTAGACAATATTGTACCGAGTGTGGCACCAAGACAAAAACAAACTTTAAGTTCTGTCCGTCTTGTGGAAATAAGTTATAAATGAAAAAGGGTCCCGTGAGACCCTTTTTTTATGTTCAGTAGTATTTATTGTAGTGAAAAGTATTATAAGAAAAATAATTAAAGAGGTAAGTGGTGCAGGTATTAGTGGTGCTTATTCAGGACCTCTTGTACTCGGACCACAACAATGGACCGACAAACAGGTTGGACCATTTACTGAGCCAGTATACAGTTACACAAATGCTCAACTTGCTTACCAAGAAGCCGATGAGGATTTTACAGAATCTCCCGAAGAGAGAGAAAAAATAGAACAAAGGACCAAAATACTTAGTAAGATGAATATGAAAAAGAAAAAAAGTTACAGAGGTCAAAATGATGAAGATGGTTCTGCAATAAATCCTACAATGAGTGGAGAACCGTTAAAAGAAGATTTTTTAAAAGAAGATTTGGCTGTTTGGTTTGGTACCAAGAAAAAACCAAAAGGAAGTTCACAACCTAAAGGTCCTTGGGTAAATATTTGTCGTAAAAAAGAAGGTGGAGGACATCCTCCTTGTGGTAGACCTGAAGCAAGTGATAAAGGGTACCCTAAATGCCGTGCTGCAGGTGTTGCTAGTAAAATGACAGATTCTCAAAAAAGGTCGGCGTGTCAACAAAAAAGAAAGGCCGAAAAAACAAATCCTAAATCAGGAACGGGTAACAAACCTAAAATGGTTTCATACAAACCAAAAAATGAGGGAGTACGTGACCTAATAAAAAAAGTTCTCAGAGAGAACTTTAATTAATCTAAATTATCTAACTTATCTAATATTTTAAGTAGGGAGTGTTGAATCTGACTTTGCATTTCAGTTTCAAGTTCTTGTCTTACTGATTCAACTTTATTATCAAACATAGATTGTAGTCTTTTTGATAATTCTTCGTTAATATCTATGTCATAGTTATAAATGTGATTAGTAATATTCAACCTTAAATCTGACAATAAAATAAAGATACCTAATTTTTCATTTTTAATATATCTTTTAAGTGATAAAGGGGCAATTAAAAATGTAGAACCAGGATGGTTAACTAATTTTCTAAAAATTGCTGAAGATTTTATTTCGTTGTTGGTGTAATTTGACCGATTACGACTAAACATCCTGTGATAGTAAATGTAGATACGTAGCCCCAACCTTTTGAATAATCTTTTAAAAAACTTTATCATCTGTTTCATCATATTTAACTCAACAAATATATCACTTTTTTCTAAGACTACAAGTGTCAATCACAAATAAAAAATAAGTTATTTTTAACAGTAAGCTCCCGAACACTGTTTTTTACCGTCCAAACCTTTAATACTTCCTTTACAAACTTGAACAGCGTAACCATTAGCATATGCACTTGGGTAGACTTTAAATTTGGCTTTTGCCGCGGACTTACCTCTTGCACAAAGAGGAGTCCCTGTTTTTTTCCTACCTTCATTCATATCTTCATACCCATTGTGTTCTTCTGACATTTCATTTTTAAAAAAATCAAACACTTGGTCAATGTTAGTTTTTGCCTCAGATATGTGGTCATCCGCCCAATCATGACCATTTTGGATTATCTCGTCTATTTGACTATGGTCCATATCTAGCATCATTTCACATTGTCTTTTTATTTGTTTTAAGTTACTAAAGAACATATAATTAGCTTGTTCTTGTTCCTTAAGAACTTTCTTTACGATTCTATTTAAATCTGATTCTGTTAACTTTATTGTATTTTTCATTATTTTCTGTTTACGATATTAAACGTTAATTGTTTTTTATAAGTATCCTTTTCACCTGAGGTATTAACTTGGATATCAACATAATATTGGTTTGGTAATTTGTCCCTCATATCGAACATAAAGTAATACTCGTTAGGTGTTCTGTTAATAGGTGTCCAATCTTGAACTTGTACTTCAGTGGTCCCTTCTTTAACGTATACTCTATAGAACGCCGAAACATCTAATAACATTTGTTGTGCGGTATACGCCTTCTTAATTGTTACCCCAACCTTTCTAATATCTGAAGTTAATATTTGTTCGTTTTGTAAGATACCGTAAAAATCAAATCCGAATTTTTGAGGTTCTTTTGACATTGACCCAATCTGAATACCAGCATTATATTCCTGTAATGTGAATTGGTTTTCAACATTTGGAATTGATTGACCGTTAATCGAAAGGTTTGACCACACATCGTAAAACATACAAGGTGATGGGCTTAAAGAAAAAACGTTAGGAACTGTAACTTCATAAACTCCTTTGGTTATTAAACAAGTTGTTAAATTAGTTGCCCCACTCAAAGGTAACCCATCTCTACCTTTGATATTAACTGTCGGATTATTATCCAAGTTTACAAAATCACCATTCTGGTAGATGTATAAGTATAATTTATTAGTTTGATTTTTTAAAAATTGATTTCTATCGTCTTGAATTAAATCATTATAGTTTGTTAGCAGATAAGGTTGGTAAAATGTTTGAGTATGTCTTGAAAAGAATGCTACGCTATAACTGTCCGTTAACCCTGTAAGATTTTCAATTTGAGGTAGATAAGCAACTCCCCATCCTGTAACTCCAGTAATAGAACCATTTAGAATACCATTAATTTCATCGGACATATCCATATCAACATCTTCATTTCCTAATTCAAAATGTTGTCTTGCTACGATTGTAAGTCCTGAATAATTTACGGTACCATTATTAGTGTTACTGTAAACTCCTGGTTCTGACCAATCATCAACAGTAGTTGTTTGGTACCAATTTGAAGGTCTTGTAGAAAATGAACGACTATCAACGTAAGTTAATGGTGACATTCCTCCTTGAGCGCTGCTCTTGGCAATATTGAAATCATTGTAATCATATCCAACACCTTCGTCCCACACTTGTGGATTTCCTGTGTCTCCTGATACGTTAGGGATTCTAAATAGAATTAAATCAAATGACGTTGCTCTTCTTCTTTGGTTTGACATTACAGTATTAAGTAATTCGTTGTCAAACGAAGATGTGTTAGTCATCTTTAATGTATGAGTCATACCTGTAGTACAACCTGTTGATATAACTCCTGATGCGACGTTCTGCTCTAACAAAGATAAGTCTAAGTTGAACAACAATCTTGAGTATCCAAAATTTGGAACAACCAAATCCGAGGCACCAAAGTTCAACTCAATAACAGGGTTTCTCCCTGTATTAACGAATGAGTTTGATACGATGGTATTATTTTTATCTATGTAAGACCTTAAAATTGACATTTATCTTTTTATTATAAATATCAATTAAGTCGAATATTACTATTAAGGATTTTATTAACCGCGTTATTTAACTCTGTAAGTATTTTAGATGATGATGAACCGTCTTGAGTTACAGGTACAGGAGGTAGTCCTGGATACGCGTGAGTGTGTGTTAAAAGGAATCTAACAATCATTTCTATCAGTTCTAATAGTTCTTCACCCCTCACTAAACTTGAAGTGTTTGGTAGAATATCATCAGCAAATTGTTCTGCGGAAATACCATAAAGAGTATCATCAAAGTTGATTTTATCTTTACCAGGAATTTGTGAATTGTGAGACAATAAGAAAAGTCTATCACTACCTAATGCTCCATATGTTGATTCAGCATTTACGTATTTTGATTGGGGAACTGTCTTTTTTACAGGATTTTTCGGTATACCAACTTTACCTTTAGAATATATTAATCCATAACCACCTTTTAATGCTGCGTTAAGTTTAACCCCTTCGTATATTTGAGATATGTTTTGAACCTCAATGTTACTGGCGGAATTACCTGAGTTTGTTGATGGGTCAAGTTTTGAATACATTGACGCATTCGGTCTATAAAAAATTGGGAACTTATTACTATCGTTGTTATCTGGAAATAACTGAACACCGCTTTTAGTAACATTTGTTGTGTTACACGTTTTAATAAAATTATTTATAAATCTAATGACCTCATTAATGTTTAACATTGAAAATTCTTCTGTTGCAACTAATTTTTTAAGATTTTCAGATACTTCAGTAGTTACTGTTAAATTTTTAGAGTTAGTTGTTGAGTCAGGTTTTAATTGATATAAGTAAACCGCCCCTGAAAATTTACCTTGTTCGTTTTCAGGATTAGTTACAACCCATTCTATAAGGTATTTCGTTAATAATACATTTTCCGTTAATTCAAAATAGACTCTTGGTTCTAAAGATTGTTTTGTTGTTTGAAATTTTGTTAACTGTAAAAATCCTCTTTGAGGGTTGGCAACAGGTATTTCGTTAGGTTTTAGATATTGACCTTTAAATTTACCAGCTCTTAGTAATACCTCATCTTGTTTTACAATAAGGTCGGCACTACCCCTACCCAATAAAGCATTATCACCAGGTTGTGGAAACACTCCCGCATGAATTCCTTTATCTGTAAAAGTACCATCTTGGTTTTTTAAAGGTTTTGGGTTTTTAATTTGCATACCCGTACCTGTAAATTTATTACCTCCATAATAAAACTCTTTGAAGGTTGAGGTTGGACTTGAGAATGTATTCTGAACGTAAAACTGATTTTGATATTTAAAATCACTATTACTATACATCACCTGAACTAACTCTTCAACTTTAGGAATTGAATAAATAAAATACGGTAATAAAGGATTGAAAACTAAAGGGTCTCTGGATGTCCAAATATCTTTCTCTTCATTCCATGGCGGGTCTGAGACACTCTTTAAAATGTCATTTTCATTATCAATAAGTCTTATACCTCGAATTCTACCCAACATCATTGGGTCTTCGGTATTTAAAACCTTACACTGAAAAAATATTGAATTACTTTCCATTGTTTCTTTCTTGATATGACGTTAATACGTTATTATATAACTCTTCAACTTTATCTAAATAAATTGTTGAGTTAATAATTGATTGTTTAGTAGTTTCGAAATCTAAAGATAATAAATCCATAAACTCCACTAACTTGGCGTTAGGTAACTCTTTTAGGTTTTTCTGTTCGTTAATTATATTTTGAAATTCTTCGTTTGTCATATTAAATAAGTTTACCTGTTCCAGGACCTGCAGCTGTTATAACCTCAAGTTTACCATCTTCGGTTATGTTTGAAACAATCGCACTATTTGCCGCCAAATTAAACTGTAACATCAAATTTGGTGAACCGTCAGGTAAAGTTCCTGTTGGTACCCCTAAACTTTGAAGTGCGGTGATTGCCTTTATGGTCATTTGTTCTGCTGAAATACCAGGTAATATTGGTGATAGTGCAAGTAATGGTAGCGGTATTTCTTGTTTTGGCCCAAAATTTTGACCTATTAAACTAAGTAATAATAGAATGTTTTCTAATAAACTTTTACACTTTCGGTAATCGTTTATTAATTGGGCAACAACTATTGCGATTTGAAGTAACTTCAAAATCATCGCATACTTTTTTAATATTTTAGACCTGGCAACATCTTGAATTATCGAAGCCATTAAATTAACAATATCTCGTTTGAGAATCTCAAATAACACTTCTAAAAATTCGGCATTAATTTTTGATATAACCTGTATTGAAAATGTCTTAAAAGTTTTTAAGAACATCGCTCCGTTAGTTACAACATTACTTGCCGATTGACCAATATCGGAACCTGCGTTACCAATATTATTAACTGATTGATTAACCGATTCAGTCGCAGTGTTTGCACTTGTTACCGCTTGGTTATAGGTATATGTTGCCCCTGATTGAACAACAGATAATAAAGTGTATAAAGGTAAAAGTACTTTTGGACTTAACACACTTGAAGCAACTGCTAATGGAATTTTTTTAATCACACTTGTGTCAATTGCGACAGAGGCGTTAAAATTATTTGGAATTAATACAGACCAATCAGGATTCTGAGAAATGGAATCAATTATCGATTCTATTGCCGCCACTTGGTCACTTGTTGATAGATTGTCAATGTCATCTCGTAAATCCACCAATTGTGAAACTAATGAATCGGCATCAATAGGAAGTTTAACATTATTACAATCCTCAAACTCCATAACTCCATTTTGAATATTGGATATGTTAACTTCTATGTTTCTTAAATCAATTTCAGTTAATTCAAAAAAACTGTCGTCAACACCGTCTAATTCTGCGATTTTAGAAATACCGCTAACATCAATTTCTCTTCTTGAATCAAAACATAAACCTAATATTCTTTGTACTAATAAATCAAATTTACTTTGCTCACTAAGTTGACCAACACCTACCTGAGCTTTGAAACTAACCGCCCCTGAAAGGATGTTAACAATGTTTGCTCCAATATCTACATTATCAACTAACTTGATTGTACTGTAATAGTCGTTGATAAATTCTCCAACGTTGTTGGATATATTACCCGAACCATCTTCTCTATCAATTAAAATTACTCGATAATAATCTCCTGTCACTCCAAAACTATTTGTTTTGGAATATTGAACGTCAAACAAATTTTGACCCGATTTACCTAAATAATTTTTACCGTTAATTTGACTAAAAGACCTGTCAGTATTATTTGAATCTGTTAACTGATATAGTTGTTTGTTCATTGGGAATGGGTCATCCCCACCAAATGGTCTAAAAATATCACTACCTGAAGGTAATTGTTTTTCGTAAAAAATTTTACCAAAATCACTATCAGGTTCTGTTTTTAAATTTGAAAATAAATCTATTGAACTAATTGGGATGTAAATTCCTTCTTGTTGAGGAAGTAGAGGTAGTGGTTGGTTTTTTAATTCCTCCGCTGACGTACCTTGATATGTTTGTTCTATCGAACACCCTAAAGCTTTAATTGTTTCTTCTTTAACAATTGCCGCAAGTTTAGGTTCAATTTTTGCTGCGGCTTGTAGTACAACCTTTCTAAGATAACGAGATGTTGATGAACCACTTCCACGAGTTTCCCCTAAAAACCCTAATAGGTCGTCCATTGAGTTTGGAGCATCCCTTAAATAACGTTTTTGTAAATCTTTAACCTTATCTAACTGAGAGGTAATTTCGGATTTTGCTTTAGACGCAGAATCTCCTGCACTAGCCTTTAAATCCTTAGCTGTTTGTGAGACCTCTTTAAAAGTTTTATATGCCTTGATATTAAACTTGATATCATCACCCGCTTGTTTTAAAGGTCCAGGTTGTGGCGGAGAACTGGGTTTAGCACTTAAAGCATTCGACATTTAATTACATTTTGTATGTTTCTAAATCATCTGAAACATCTTTTTCTATTAGATTCTGTATTAAATCATCGTCTAAATCTGCAAGTGAGAATGATTCAGAATTGTTGTTATTACTTTTCTCCCAAATACTTGATTGTAGTTTTGATAAACTAAGTTTTTTCTCAACACAATCATTAACAATTTTTTGTTGTTTTTCGATTACAGGGCCAATAGTCGTCATGTCAGCAGGGTCTTTCAACATTGCTAACATTTTATTTTGTATTCTAATTGCAGTTTGTCTTTGTTCCACAAGTTCGTTGTAGATTTCCTGCATTAAAGATAATATCGAATCTTTACTAAAATTTATTTCTTTTCTCTGTGGTCTTGGCATACCTATAAATACTTTTTTATTAGTTTTTCATTTTGATTTGAATAACCATATATAATTTTTTAAATCTTTTGATTGAACTTCTAATTTCTTTAGTACTTAAATTAGTCATTTCCCTAAGAGATAATAAAATAACATTTTTATTAAACTTGTTGTTATCAGCCCCTGAGAATATACTTTCGTAGTTATCAAACAACTCAATAAGGGCGTACCCTAATTTTTTTTCATTCTCATTTAAAGACTCAAGTTCAATAAAATCTTTTAATTCTTTTAAATATTCGTCGATAACTATATTAGTTTCAACAACATCATCGTCTATTCTATAACTCATATCAGGCCTTTCTTCTAAACTTGAAGAAATGTCCTCGTACGATATCTTTCTATTTGTTTCTTTTTGGTCTTTAATAATTTGACCCATTAAATAGTTTTTACAAATAGTACCAAAATAAGAATAAGCCTTCTTATTCTTGTCTGGTTTGAACTTGTCCACCTTTGTCATTAAAAATGAATGGGTGTCGGTATGAATTTCGTTAAAATCCATATCCTTGCGATATAATTTGTATCGTCGTATGATAGATGAAATCATCTTATCAAGAGGTCCTCTTAAGAATTCATTATAGATTTTATTCTTTTCGTATGAAGATTCGGCGATTAAAAAGTTTCTAACCGCCTCTTCCTCCCTTACGTCGAAATAATTTAAATTAACCGCTTTTCTTCCTCTTTTCTTAGATAAAACATCTTCTGTCGTGGCAGATAGAGTTTCTTGCATTTATGCATTTTCATTTTGATACTTTATGACTCTATCGTCAGTGAAGAAATATTCCTTTTTAGCAGCTTGTATCCAAAACTTAACCTCATCTTCAACCATTTTGTCCTCACCATGTTTGTAGTTCCAAAATATTGAACCTTCTCTAAGGTTAGTATGTTTGTATCCCAATCTTGGAATAGTCATAATTGACACAGAGTTATAAGTTAATCTTAATAAAAATTCATATATAAACGTTAATTTAATTGACGGTTTAAACCCACCAAAATCCTCAACGATTTCTTTTTTAAACACCGAACCCGCAGTTTGGAAGTTTTGATAATCTTGTAATGTTTCATTAGTTAAGAATCCCATTTCTTGAGTGAAATTTGCGGCAAAGGTTGCTTCATTGGTAAATCCTGCAAAGGTCCCTTTCTCGTCCGTCTCAACTACTACAGGTAAAAACATTTGAACTTCAGGGTAAGTACCAATGTATTTCTCAACATTTTTAAACCATATAGATGAGTACTCGTCATCAAATTCAAATAATGAAACCCAACTTCCTTTAGAGTTTTTAATTCCGTAATTTACTTGGTCACAGTAGTTAGGCGTTTTATCCCAAAGTAATTTAGTAACTGTAAGATTACCAAAGTCGTAATTGTTTAAGATTGTTACTAACGATTCTTCGCTAGTGTGTACAATAACTAATTCCTCAAACTCAACTTGTTGAGTTTTAAGTGAGGTGATTGCTTTTTCAAAATATTCTTCAAAATTTCTTGCCTTTGAAGATTTGATTGGTAGTATAACTGAAAGTGATAATTTGTTGCTCATATTATTCTTCTGTTTTTGAAATTTGTTCTTCGAATGAATCCGCTCTTGAATTCAAGTAACCACTAAATAAAGTGACAACTGTTGATTCGAATTTTTGTTTATCTGAAAGTTGTTCGACAGTTTTTTTCATTTCCTCGTAAATCGCAGGATTAATATTGTCTTCGAGCCAATTTTGTACGAAATCTGCGATTACATCCGCAAATAAAGTTTGGTCTGTAATCCAAATACCATTATCCTCCGTCATCCAATCTGGTGCTAAATCTGGTACTTTACCAATAACAGGTACATTAGATTTCATAGACTCTAATGGGAACGTACCGAATCCGCTTTGATTATCAATCCAAGCGGTTACGAAACACTCACTTAAAGAATTAGCGAATTCTTTTTCAGATAACCCCCTTAAATCTCTGAAGGTAAACCATCTGTATTGTGGGAATTTTAAATAAAAAGTTTTAATGATATTAATAGCATCACTTTGGTCCTTAGTGTGAATACCAATAATAGGCATCGCAGGTGTTTTTTTAGGTGTGAATAAATCAGTAATGTAAGGTTCAATAATATCAAAAGAAGATTGTCTCATCACTCTTTCAATATATTCTTTTTGTTTGTTTGAGGTTGTTATACATTTCATAAAACCAAATTGGTTCCATGACTGACCTGGCTGTAATGTTTCCAACATATGAGAATATTGTTGTGTTAAAACAATTTTCGCACACGGCAATTGTTTTACTTGGTCCATAACATAACCAAAAACTTCAGGTATCACTACGAAATCTTCAGGTGAGATTTCTAAGTTTTGACCTTCGATTGCTTTATGAGGTAATTCCATGTACTCCTTATCTAACCAAGCGGCAACACCTGAATAGTCTGCCTTTTCGTGAAGGATAGTTGGATTAAACCCGTTGTCTTTTAATGATTTTGCCATCTGATAAATGAGTCTAACAGATGCTTTAGCATTCCCCTTAGTGTCTTGAACTAAGAAATAGATTCTCGCCTGTTTGTCTCTCAAATTTTGGATGGACTGTTTTACTTTTGATTGTAGTTCGTTTTCCATATTAATAATGATTGATTAATTTTTTGTTTAATAAACTGTTGAATGCGATTCTAAAAGGAATACTTGTATTCGTATTACTTTTTAGTCCTAATTTTTCGTCAACAATTTCCTGTTCGGTTAAAACCGTATCTAATAACATCTTTACCATTTCAAATTTAATGATGTTAATTTTCATTTCGGTTGACCCTGTTAAAGGTTCAGTTGTAGTGTCGTCTGACATATCAAGATATTCTTCAATTACATCTAAATCAATGTAATAATTTTCACCTAATACACTTATCATACTATTTCGTCTATTTTTAATTTGAGCTCTTTGATTGTTGATATCGAATGCTCCGTTTTTATATCTGAGTTATAACTGGTGTTAAATTTAATAACTGTTATATTCTCAGGATGGTTTAATAATAGTTTAGGATTTGCCGTAAGTAAAACGTCTACAGAATCCCATAAGGATTTAATTGTACTTTCACTATAGAATTTCACCGATTCAACCAAACATCCAAATTTTGAGATAAAAAATAATGACGCGGGTTTTGATTTTCCTATTTCATCTGACACAATAATAGTGTCGTGATTATCTCGAGTATCTAAATAAAAATCATTTAAATCCATCATTCCAGAAACTTCAACCGAACCAGCATGACCAAATATTTCCATTGTGTGTTCTTTATATAAGAAATCATACAAATCGTTTTCATCTCTAAACTTAAGATGAGAAGTGATGTCCAATGTTGTTAAATCAGACATCACTTCATATTCAAACTTATCTTCCGAGTCGTCTTCCTTGAAGGGGTTTTCAACGTACCATTTTTCGTATTCTTGTTGAATTTTTTTTAGAGTGTCTCTAAGTACCCCATTCAATTCTATTCCTATTCTCATTCTTCGTATCTTTTTAAAATTTTCGAAATTAAAGGGTTTCTAACAATGTCTTCGGGTTTGAACTCAAAAGTTGCAACATCGTCCATTTTTTGAAACTTTTGTAACGCATCCCACAAACCTGTTTGTGTTTTATCTTTGTGTCGGTCAAACTGTTCTAAATCTCCTGATATAAAAAATTTAGAATTAAAACCAATTCTTGTTAGAAGAAGTTTCATTTGACTTGGTGTCGAGTTTTGAGCCTCCTCGAATATCAATATTGAATTGTCAATATTCATGCCTCTCATGTATGCTAATGCAAACACTTCGATGGCCTCAATCTCTTTTAATTTTTCTCTCGATTCCTTACCAATTATTTTATTTAAGAGGTAATAAGATGGAAAAATGTACGGGTCCAATTTCTCTTCAACCCCACCAGGTAAACTACCTAATTTTTCTTCCGCCTCAACCGCTGGTCTTACGATAATAATTTTCTCGTAAGGGGTTGTTGGGTCAACTAATAAGTCTACAGCCGCTTTCATTGCGATGTAACTTTTACCAACTCCTGCAGGCCCCGAACATATAGTAATTTGATTTGTTGTTAGTTTATGATAATATTCCCGTTGACTGTCTGATAAAAATTTCTCTTTAGTTTTCTTAGGAACAATTGAACAAATTAATTCTTTTTTCGTTCTTTTAACCACTCCTTCTCCTATCGGAGTCGGGAATGGTTTTGCTTTGGTGCCTCTTGCCATTTTGTCTTATTTAATTTTATGTCTATCCGAGCTTTGTGATTCTCGTTTGTAGACCGTCTTACCTCCATCAGGACTTTCAAAAATCCAAGGAGTATTTTTTTCTTTATCATCAACTTGAGACTTAATCCATTGATATGTTTTCTTAAGTCCGATTGATAAAGGTTGATTAACTTCCCAACCAACTTTTTCTTTATAAAGTTTGTTGTCAGAGTTTCTTCCTTGAACTCCAAGGGGACATTTAAATCCATATTTGTCAACGAATTCTTGTCCTTCAATATTTTTAATTTCAATTTCTTTACCTGAGATTGCAATTGCCATTCCTGCAAGTTGGTTAATAGTAACCATCTCTTCACTACCAATATTAACAGGACCAACAAAATCGCTCTCCATTAATCTTAGTACTGCCTCAACACATTCGTCAACATATAAGAATGAACGTGTTTGCATTCCACTACCCCAAACTTCGATAACATCTCCGTCTTTGGCTTCCGCAGCCTTTCTACACATCGCAGCTGGTGACTTTTCTCTACCACCCGTCCAAGTACCTTGTGGACCAAAGATGTTGTGGAATCTTGCAACTCTAACATCTAAACCGTAATTTCTGTTAAACGCTAAGAATAATCTTTCGGAGAATAATTTTTCCCATCCATATTCAGAATCAGGGTTAGCAGGGTATGCTGATGACTCTTCACAGTTTGGATTTAACGGGTCCAATTGATTGTGTTCAGGATACATACAAGCTGAAGATGAATAGAATACTTTCTTTACCTTCTTCTTAACACATTCGTGAACAACATTAAGGTTTATAGTTGCTGAGTTATACATAACGTTGGCATCGTTCTCACCTGTAAAGATGTATAACGCTCCACCCATATCGGCAGCAAGTTGATAAACTTCATCAACTCCCTCCTCAATTACAAGTTCAACAACCTTAGGGTCAGTTAAGTCCCCTAAAATAAATTCATGACAAAATTCGTCTTGGAAGAAGTATTCGTGCTTTTTAATATCACATACTCTTACGTGATTCCCTTCTTCTTTTAATCTTTTGGCAAGGTGTCCACCTATGAACCCTCCTCCGCCTAATACTACTATTTTTTTCATTGTTTAATTTTAATTCATTTTATATTCTAAGTATAGGTCATTTCCTTGAAAAATAACTTTCTTATTTGTACATTTATTTGGACTTGAAACGTACCACCCTAATCGAGAAGGGACTTCAAGTTTTTTAGAATAAACCACTTCTTTACCACAACATATTCTGAGTTTTATTGGTAATTCCTTATCGGTTACATTTATAAAATGAGCCTCATCGTTTGTTATGGATGTGATTTTTAATTTGGTTTCAGAAAAATCATTATACCTGATGTATTGTAAATCAATCGGTATTTTATTAACTAATATATTATGATTATCTAAATGATGTTTTAAATTAACTTCATTTTGAGTTGTGAAATTAATATCATCATTCTCAGACATCCAATAACCTAATCGGTTCATATACATTTCCATTAAATTTCGAGGCCCAACTGCGAACCTATCGTTATATCCTCTAAAGTGGTCCTCGGATGGAGTTATTATGGAGCCTTCAAATAAATTCCAATTAAAAATACTCTTAAACTCCAAATCAGGTCTTAACCTCATAACATAATCAAACGTCATGTTATTATCTTTTTCATACTCCTTAACCAAATTGAATACGGATTGGAATTGTTTTAATTGGTAGTAAATTAATTTTGTGTCGTTCTCACCGTCAAGTTGATAATCTTGGTATTTGTATTTTGATTTTTGATAACTTAAATCGGGGAGAACTGAGTCCTCCTCGATTTTAATTACTGATGATATTTTAAAAAATTCTGTTGGTATGTTAATAGGTTTGTCTTCTTCTTTAGCAAAAGATGTAAAAAACTTTAACTCGTATTTTGAGTTAGTTAAAATCAAATTACTAAAGATTGAAGGGAGACATTTGTCAAAACTTCTAAACTGTCCTGAAATACAAACCGCAACTGTTTTCATTAATTGAAATATTTTTGGTAGATGTCGAAATACTCAACTGCCTTTTCAGGTAGGATATTTCTATAATCAGATAAATTTTCTAATAAGTTTAATGTACCTCTGTATCCAATCACTTCATTCTCCAAGTTTCTAACCAAGTCTTGAGGGTTTCTTGCTTGATATACCGATGCTTTTGCAAATATAACAGAGTTCGGAAAATAATGTTGTAAGACATAGGACCCCCAAATGTCATCCATTCTACCTGTATAAGGAAAGACAGAGTAATGTTTAAGAACATCTCTGTGAATAAATGTATTTTGTGAGTTAAACGGTGTAAGTTGTTTTGTTGTGAAAGGTTCAAATGAGTTAAATTTTACGATTGGTTTTTTACTTAATCGACAAATTGCGTCGATGTCTGGGTCACCATCCCAGAATTCTGCTTGAATCATTGGAGTAATTTTTGTCTTACCTTTATATTCAATGTTATTTTTTACTTGAAGGTATTCGATTGGAAATCCTCTATGCCACAAGTCGTTATGTTCTGTTGTTGAAATCGCGTCAAAATAAGGACACGACAAATTTTCGTATTCATCTACTTCAATTTCTTGACCCAGTAATATATTGTCACCCCAGAAATCATAAGGTATGTTGTCATCATCAACTGTTGCAATAATTTCTGCACCACTTTGATATGAGTAAACTAATCCAATATTTCTTCTTTGTATTGTTTTCCATCCAATAACCTCAGATAACTCAGGATATAATCTGTCTTGAGCTTCAGGATTAAGGTAAATTACGTTGTTATATTTTTCAGTTAAATCAACGTATGATTGGTGAGGAGTTTTTGTATCTCCAACAATTACAAATGTAAAATCTTTTTTATCTGCAATCTCACAAAATTTTATGGTTGCTTCGGTTGGTTCGTTAATCGTAGTTGTAATTATATATTTTTTCATATTAATAAACTAAATAAATGTGGTTTCCTTGTTCTGTGTTTATGATTGTATAGTTTAGATTGATACTATAAAGAGCGTCTTTAAATTCTTGTAGCGTTGGGAAATTACCTTGTCCCAAGTCTTTACAGTCATCAATTAATATAACGTGGTCGTTACGGTTACTCGCTCCCTTAATAGCACTTAATTCTTCTTTTAATGGGCCATCTAACATACTGTGAGCGTCCAATAAGATAAAGAATCTTTCATCAGGTAATTCTTCTAATACAGATTTTAATACATCTCCTGAATTACCTTCCAAGAAAGTAAGGTTACCGTATTGTTCAGAAAGTTTTTGATATGATTCTCTATAACTTTTTCCATCATAAGGATTACGGTCAGGAAATAATTCTACTGTAAATGCAACGTCAAAATGTTCTGCTAAAAATATTGAAGTTCTTGCGTCATGAGTTCCCGTTTCAATTGCAAAATTTATTTCGTTTAAGTTTGGGATTTTGTCTTGGTACTGGTAAAGTAAACTAACAAATAAGTTAGGTATTGGTAATGATGTCTTATGTATGTCGGACATTTGTTCCCATCTACTATCACCAGTATAATCTAAATTTAATTTCATATTAATTATTTTTTATAATACATTTTAAGATTTGGTCTTTATAATCGGCAACAGTATCAAATGCTTTTTGAATATCGTTAAATTCAAATTCATGGGAAATAATACCCTCAATCTCTTTGTCTCCTGTGTAGTTTTTAACACAGTCATCTAAAGTTTGATTTGACCTTCTTACGTTTTTGATTGTTAATTCTTTAGTTCTCATTCTGTGTGGGTTGTAGGTTACAAAATCCGCTTCAGGGATTCCGATTAACGCAACTTTACCATTAACCGCCGCCACATTAATACAACCATCAATAGACTCGGTTGTACCTCCTGTATCGATGGCCATGGTTGTTCCCATTCCACCAGTAAGTTCTTTGATTTTTCTTGTATAATCATCCGCAAGTAAGAATGAATCGGTTGCTCCGAAGTCTTTCGCGAATTTAGTTCGGTAAGGTAGTTTGTCAATCATGAAGATATCTTTAACTCCTGCCTTCTTTAAAATTGAAAACATACACAAACCAATTGGACCCGCGCCAAAGATGGTTGCGGATTCGGTAAACTTCGGTTCAATTAAATTTGCTGTGTGAAGACAAACTCCAAGAGGTTCAAGCAAACTTGCCAAGTTAAATGACATTGAATCAGGTATCTTTGCCAATTGTAGTTCTTCAACTACAACGTAATCCGCAAACGCTCCTTGAGAATTTGCACCCATAAAAGTTCCCTTATCACATAAGTTATGTTTACCTCTTAAAGACCAATAAGATGTGATACAAGGCATCCCAGGTTCAACTGCGACTCTATCACCATCTTTGAATTTTTTAGACCCGTTGGCGTCAACTATGACCCCCGCAGGTTCGTGTCCCATATACATTGGGAGAGGATTTTTAAAGGAGCCTAATCCCCCTTCTTTAAAGTAATGCATGTCGGAACCGCAGATTCCAACAGATTTCATTGCGACAAGTATTTGACCTTCCTTTAATTTTGGAATCTCTTCCTCAAAAATCTCAATCTTTCTTATCTGAGTTAGTTTTGCTACTCTGTTCTTCATAATCGATTAAAGCTTGTTTTAAAACATCACAAATGTAATCGACCTCTTTTATTGATAACTCAGGGTATAGAGGAGGGCATACGTGATGTTTACAATAATAATCAGTATTTGGTAAATTTACAGAGGAAAATTGCTCTTTATATAAAGGTTGTTGATGAACGGGGATTCTATATACCTCTCCCGTTAATGAAATACCTCTTTCTTTACAATATTTTTTTAACCAAGCACCGTCCATAGGGGTAATAACAATTGCCTTATAGTTCGCACAAATACCCTTACCTTTTTGTTTGATAACTGTGTATTTGGTCTTTTCTAAATTTTTTCGGTATCTCTCTAAAAGATAACTTCTTTGTTCAATTCTGTCATGAACTCTATCACATTCTATACTACCTAATAATCCAGTAAATTCGTTAATCTTAAAGTTGTTTCCATTTGGTGCGACAATAACACCCGCATCCTCAAGATGTCTACCAAAGTTCTTTAATGATTTCATTTTTTCATAAAGTTCTTTGTTATTTGTAGTAATCATACCACCTTCACCTGTTGTCATAACTTTTGTTGGGAAGAATGAGAAGGTACCTACATCACCAATAACTCCTGCTCGTTGAGTACCTTTTAAAGAAAAGTGAGCGTGAGCGGCATCTTCAACTAATGGAACATTATGTTTTTTACATAACTGAACAATCTTATTAATATCGTGAGATATAATCCCGCCAATGTGAACAATAATAACCGCACCTGTATCTGAAGTTATTTTAGATTCCAAATCTTTCAGACAAATTGAAAAAGATTGTGGTTCCATATCTAATAATTCAACAATACCTCCAGCATTTGTGACCGCAACACTGGTTGCAAAAAATGTGTTCGAAGGCATCAAAACTTTTTTACCGTATACTCCAAGAGATTTTAATGCCAACTCAATAGCAGTCGTACCATTTGAACAAGCCAATGCGTATTTTGCGTCACTCATCTTGGCAAATTTGTCCTCAAACTCTTTAACGTATTTAGATTCACCTAATGGTCTATCAGAAGACAATATATCCCAAGAACCTCTTAGGAATTTAACTTTAGATTTGAAATCAAATTTTAATCTAAAAATTGGAATGTTGAATTTTTTCATAATTTATAAACTTTTTTAACTTTTGATGGTACACCTGCAACCATAACATTTGGTGGGACATCGGTTATTACTACTGAACCTGCAGCAACAATAGAGTTATCCCCGACTTTAACTTCGGGTATTAAGGTACTTCCCGCACTAATAAAACAATTCTCACCTATGTGAACGTATCCACATAATGTAGTGTTTGGAGATATTTGGGAATAATCCCCAATATGACAGTCGTGTTCAACCACGGACCCTGTATTAATAATAGTACAGTTTCCAACATAAGAATCGATATGGACCACTGCATTTGGACAAACTAAATTACCATGTCCAAATCTTTTAGATTCAACAACCGCACTGGGATGAATACAATTTATCGGTTCTTTATTAGTGTGTTCTTTGATTACTTGATAATGAGTTTTCCTTAACTCATTATCCCCTGTTGCAATAAAGTATTCAACATTAGGTGATTTGATATGGTCTAACGCTTTTTCAACGGTTGAATATAAACGGTTGGTTTGAATTTCTTTAGCATAACACTCAACATAGTAGATTACGTGATGTGGATGAGTTAATTTAAAAATGTTTGTTGCGATTTTGGCACCAGCGGCACCCCCAACAATTAGGATTGATTTTGGTTCGGTCATATAATTTCTATAGGTAAATCTTCGTTATACATACCCCAATTTTCTGAGTTGGTGGTTTGTGTAAAATCTCGAATAATTTCTTTTTGGTCAGACATTGGAGGGACTGATTCGTCCTCATCTCTATTACCACCTTTACCATGGTTTAAATGAAAGACATAATGGTCTAACACTTTTATGTCAGAATAGAAAGAGGCTTTCTTCATAACATTTGTGTCGATACCACAACCAAACAAAACAGATTCTTCAAATCCTTTCATTTGATTCCAAACATTTTTATGTCCAATTTGGTAATCACCACAACAGTTAATTAACGACCATTTGTCGTCATCAGTCTCAAATCTTTCTTTGGCTCTATATCCATCACGGTTCTCCCACAAAGAGTTATATAGACTTTGGTAATCGTTAAATGATAAATGGAATGATTCATCAACATCTCTTCTTGGAACTGTATAGAATGTGTTTTCATTTAAGATTGAATCGTCAAGTGGTGTTGTTACAATATCAATATTCGTTGAAATGATGTAATCGTTTGAAGCTCTTCGTATTCCAATGTTTCTACCAATAGATTCTATTATTGTGTAGTCGGCAATATGTGGATACTTCTCTTTTAATAATTCTTTTGGAACTTGAATGTATTTTAATTTTCCTGTGTGAGGTAAATTGTGTTTGATATTAGAAATAACACCTTCTCCATTATTTGTTTTCCAGTCAACAAAGATAACCTCATCGTGGTGTTCGATTAGTGAGGTTAATGCCATGGTGGTCCTTTTATGTAAGTTACCACCATAGTTGTCGTTTCTTGATGTTAGTATTACTGTTTTTTTCATTTAAACTCTTTTATATAACTTATCACAAAACATTTTACCTGTAACAGAACTTATATGGTTGGTACTATCTTTAACGTGAACAAACCCTTTAGATAGAATATAGTCGTTAACTTGTTTGTCAAAATCTGAACCTAAGTCGGACACCTCTATGATAATGTAGGTGAAACTTTTAATATCTTCACCAATACCTTCTAAAACTTGTAATTCCGCACCTTCAGTATCAATGTTTAATAAGTCATAATTACTAAAGGTAAGACCTTCCCGTTCAAATAAAGTTTTGATTGTAATCGTTCTAGTTTTAATCACATCTCCTCTTTGTTCGATTAAAGAACTTGAGTCTTGGTTATGTGGTGGGCAGTATAGATTCATGTCCAAATCGTCTACATTCCATGCTGCTAAGTTGTATATCTTTTGACCAAACTGTTCAATCTCATTTTTAAACCTTTGGTACGAATTTGGGTTCGCCTCCAAGAAAATAGAATTATCACCACAATAATGCGAGTATTGTTTTGCTTCCCAAGCATCCCAAGCACCAATATGTAAAACACCTTTAGGTGTCCAATCTAAATTATGAAACAAACCTTTATTGTTTCCAAAATTTTCAGTTCCAACTGGATTGGGGTCTTTATCCCAAAACGCTCCGAATAGGCTCATGTTATTTTCTTTTTAATATTATTTCTTCAGTTGCGTGACCAACGTTAGTAATTTGTACGATTTCCCAATCCGTCGCATTTTCACGTATCCATTTTTCACTTATAAAAACAACTCTAATTATTTCTCTACCGCTCCAATTTTCAAAATTAGCTTGTTCGTTCCCGTCATGTTTATGTTTATTATCGTCATTTAACATTCCATCATACATCACAAAAATACATCCTGGATTTGCCACTTCCGCTAAATTTTTAAAAACATCTGACTTAAATTCTAAAGGTATGTGAGGAAGGACTGCGTTCGTAAACATGAAATCAAATTTAATTGGAAACTTATTTTCAAAACTTTCAGTTAAGTCCGATTGAATAAATTTTAAATTTTCAGTCTCATATTGTTTAGCATAATTAATTCTATTATTAGATAAATCGATTCCATAAGTCTTATCAAAAGTTTCACTTAAAACTCTGGTGAAATATCCTTGAGCACATCCAACGTCTAAACAATTCTTATTAACATTTTTATCTATTAAGTTTTCAATTTTTGGAATTAAATTTTCTTTCATCCAATTTACGTCCCTCTCAGGGTAACCTGTTTCAGAACCAGGAGTTCCTTCAGGGTTAATCAAACTTTCGTCTTCAAAATAATTTTTTAACGCTTCTTTTATATTCTCTATCATATTATTTATATTTTACATATTCTTTCACTTCTCTAATTTCAGAGTCAGTGAATTTATTTATTTCGTTTTTTAATTCGAATCTTGTGTCATTTGTGAAATAAACTTTTCTAGCCAACTCTACAAACTCACCCTCCCATTTTTTTTCAAATTCTAAAACTCTTAATTTATCTTCAATATCCCAAAGTTTACCGTTGGTTTCAACTAATTGATGGTATAAAGATTCAATTTCAGGTTTTTCAAAATATCCTGATGACATGTTATAAAGAAGTTCAAATTCTTTATTAACATATTCTAATTTTTCTTCGTTAGTTATTTTTGTTTGTTTAACGTGTAGGATTGATAATTTATCAATTAATTCCCCAACACTTACTGGTACATGTATCATAATATGTAAGTTAAATCCTTGTCGAAAATATGTTCGACTTGGTGAAAACTTGGTGAAGCGTGTCTTGAATAAACAGTCACATTCTTTAGACCAAGTTTTGAAATTATGTAGAGAATTGATGTCTCTACGGTGTAGATGTGTTTTGCTTTTAGAAGTAGTCCAATCCAATCAAACAAGTTATCCCATCCCAAATATTCCATTTCAACTGAGTTTTCAAACTCACCCATATGGGGACATGGTTTTGAATGAGGAGGTGAACCAAACATTCTGTTAACAAAAACAAATTCTTTATCTTGTACTCCGTAATGGTCGATAAGTTTTTGTTCTCTTTCTAAGTTTCTGTGAAAATCAAAATACTCTAACCAATCTGATGAATCCATGTCCATCATTTTGTATTTTGCCTGCATTACTGAAATATTAGGAAAACTTCTATCAAAATGTTGTATTGGTAAATAAACATCATGTTCACTAATCATTGTTGGTTTTATATAACCTTCTTGGTAAAAATTTCTATGTGGGAAGTCGGCGTTCTCATTTACAAAAATTAAACCATCAACTTTAACGTAATCTTTGATGAATTCAAACTGTTCAATTACGGGCCATATTACAGTATACCCTTTAGAGATATAGTCTTTGGCTATTTTTTGTGTAAAAAAAATATCTCCAATACCCGCTGGTTGTCTTATTAAACAAATTTTAGACATAATCTTTTAAGTGGTTTTCAAAAATCCAATCATCAAGAACACTGTATTTTTGTACTCTATCATAATTATCTTTAATCGCCTCTATTTTGGAGTTATACAACTCTTCAGTTAAAGTCGATACGTCAAAGTTTCCATCAAAAAATATAATACCATCGGGGTTAAAATATTCCGCAACTTTTGGTGTCCCCATATAAATTGGCACGGTACCTGTTGCAAAACAATCTAATATTTTTTCTGTGAAATAAGTGTCGTAAGTGTCATTTTCAACACAGAATGAAAAACGGTAATCAACCAAACCAATTTCTTTGTTTGGAATTTCTTGAATACCTCTACCAAACACATCAATCTTATCTTTGTTTGCCATTGCAAAATCGTGTCTAATTTCGTGTTGACGGGTCCATCTTTTGTTCGATGTTATCATTGAAGCCATCTTAGTCTTAGGATGTATTCCAAAGTCTTTAATATAAACTCCATAAGCGGGAGTCCATTTGAATTTAGAATGTAATGACAATAATTCATCATTGTGAGTCCAAATTTGTTCGAATGTTTCTAACACCGCATCCAAATTAGATTTAATATTGTCTACGGCACCACCATCAAATTTTCTTGATTCGATAACCCAAAGAAACTTCTTTTTGTTACCACCATCAGTTTTATGGTCTTCAATTCCTTTAAACAAATCATTGTCCAAATAAACTGAAATAGGGTTTTCATAACTATTAAAACACCACTCAATATGTACTGGTGGTTTATTGGCTGTCGAGCCTTTATCGTGAGAAAAATTTCTCGAGAGCATGTTTAACTTAACCATCCGTCTTCATATTTTACTTCTAATACGGTCCAGTTAGACTCATATATGTCTCCATAGTTTCTTGGTCCTCTTGGTCCAAACCAAATAGACGGAGCAACTATTTTTTTATTTTTATTAGGATTTAAGAACGTTCCCCACCATGAGAATGTAGAGTTTACCATAATGTGATTCTTACATAAAGACATTAACCACATCTCTCTATAATCTTCATCATCAACATAAGTTACGTTCTCAAATTTAAGATTTTCTTTTGCCCATACCTTATCGTCACTGAATACAAAAACATGTGAGTATTCACCAATTTCCTTCAACGCTCTTTCAAAATATACTTCATTTGCAATTGGATGAATGTCTGGGTTCATAAAACAATCTCCTCTTCTTATGTGAATTGATAGAGTGTTCTCTTGTCTTAATTCAGGGTGTTTTTCATACATTTCAGTAATGAACTCTTCAGTCGGAGCAAAGATTTTTCTAATCTCATCATGGTACCCAAAAAAGTTTTTACTACTTTGAAAGTACCCGTCAAATACGGTGTCGTGGTCTTTAGCGTAAACGTCAATGTATTCCCATGGACCTTCACTAACTTTTTCAAATCCGTCGATATTATCGATAAATTTCATATTTCTAAAAATGTTATTAAGGTAGTTGTCTGTTTGTCTTCCTTGCATTGGAGTCCACGAACGTGGTACGAACACTGCCTCTCTGTTCAACTTCATTGCGTGAGCTAATGCGTGTGCAGCTTGAAACATTTGGTTCCCGAGTCCACCCATCAGATTACAAGATATTAAGTTACTCATCTAATTAGTTTTTTTAATTTGGTTTTATTTCTTATTATGTTTGAACATCTTTCTTGTTCTTGGTGACCTCCACCTGTGGCACTTCCGACCTTATGGTCATTGTATGGGGAACTCGCATTATAAACATAATATAGGTTTGGTAAAAATCTATAATTTTCCTTACCAGCCAATTCTAATAGAGAGAATGTGTATGCAACATCCGCTGCGGATTTAAAATAATTTCCACTATCATCTCGTAAATAATCTTGTGGGATTGATTTCCATAGGAACGTTTTCCATGTTCTAAGGTGTGAAAACCTAAATACGTCTTTTCTTACTGTATCAGGATTACATTCTGATGAGAAACCTGGATTACCATCAGAGTACATAAATGAACCATTAGTTAACCAAACTTTTTTATCAGAATATACTTTTCTAATGTCACCTACAACGTCATTATTAAGTAAAAAATCGTCACCATCAATCTCAATTACGATGTCTTCATCGTCAAATGTTGAAATTAATTCGTCTAAGTTTCTTAACTTAAATTTCTTTTCGGTGTTAACCGTTAATTTAAATCGGTCGTCTCCCTCGATTAATTTTTTAACTAATTCAACCCCACCGTCAGTTGAGATATCATCAATAAGATAAACCTCAAAGTCATCATCTTTCTGAGACTTCAAGGTTCTAATACAATTCTTAATATATTTTTCGGCGTTCCAAAAACAACAAACGAATTTTATCATTGTAGATTAATTATATATCCTTCAGGTTTAGTGCCTGGTTTATAAAATTTAAGTCTACCGTCATACGACTCACTCAATGAACGTAAATTTTTGGTAACTTCATCTATTTCAATAACGTTTACTGAATATCCTTCATCTAATAAATCAACACACAATTTAAATTGTTGAGACTCTTCTAATATGTCGGTTCCTCTTTTGTAGGTGATATAGTTCATTACAAAAGGGTTTTCTTTATTAGGGTTCAAAGAGATATAATGGTCTTTTAAAAAGTTGGCGTGTTCTTTGTTAAATTCATCCACAGTTAGGGGAAGATTTAATTCCATACCTAAATTTTTGGCGTAATGACCTAACGCTCTATTGTCTCTTGGTAAACACGGACCTCCGAATCCGAAACCGTATTTCATATATTTTTTACCAACTCTTGTGTCTCCACCGATGGCACTTAATACAGTGTCAATTTCGGTATTTAAACCAGCTTTCATTAAAATATCTCCCATCATATTGGCGTAACTAATCTTAGTCGTTAAGAAACAGTTAATACCTATTTTGGTAACTTCAGCAGCCTTTGCCGACATAACGTGGGCGTTCACTGGTGTTGTTTGAATCTTTTCGTAAATCTTAATTAAGGTGTCTCCTAATTCAGGATATTCGGTACCAATCAAAACAATATCAGATTCTTCAAGTCCTTTGGCGATTTCACCTTGAGCAATAAACTCGGGATTATACGCGACTTGTATATTGAACATTCTAAGTTTATCTTGAATCTGTTGTACGTCACCAGGATTGGTGGTACATCCTACAATAAATTTCTTATTGAATACGGGGATATCTAATTGGGATGCGGTAAAGAAGTCGTTGGTAACTTCAAACACTTTTGATGTATCGTAGTTACCGTCTATAGTTGATGGAGTTGCAACAAATGTGAAGATAACTTCACACTGTTTTATAACTTCAATATTATCGGTAGTCGCACTAAAATCATATGCCTCAAACAACATCTGTTGAATCTTAGGTTCATTTGTATTACAAACACCCTGATTCAAATTATGGACGTAGTCCTCTCTTTTATCGGACACTAAGACATCGTATCCTACTTTTTCACATAGTAATGCAAAGGTTAGACCTAATCTACCTGCGCCAATAACTCCTATCTTCATATTACGTTATTACTGTTTAAATCGAAAATTGGTATTGAAACCATTTTATGTTTATTTTTTGTATTAAAGTCCAAGTAGTTTGAAATTATAATTTGTTCTTTTTGAGTCAACTCTAATCCATCTTCCCACTTTTTGAGACCATATTCCATAACCCATTCAAGGTTATCATAAGACGTTCCAATTTGCGTTTCATCAACTCTATTATCTTCCCATAAACCATCTGTTGGCTCGGCGTCGATTATGTCTTGTGGTACACCTAATAGTCTACCTAATTCTCTAACTTCAGATTTGTATAGGTCGGCGATTGGAGAAATGTCCACTCCACCGTCACCATACTTAGTATAAAATCCTACACCAAAGTCTTCAACTTTATTTCCAGTACCAACAACAATACCTCCAACTGAGGCAGCAATTTGATAAAGAGAAATCATTCTAATTCTTGATTTTGTGTTGGCAAATCCAAGTTCAGAATTAAACCTTTGGTCAAATGCTTTGTGTGATTTAAATGATTCAAATACTGAAGACAAATCAATATGATATCCCTCTACGTTAGAATACTTTGTACTTAAAAGTGAGATTTGTAAATCAGACAACTTAGTGTTTTCGGGACTTGAGTTTATTGGCATTCCAACAACAACAGTGTCTATTCCTGTTTCCGCACATAATGTAGAAACGACAGCGGAATCAATTCCGCCTGATACCCCAACAACTAATGTTGATATATTATTTTCGGTAACATACGATTTAATCCATTCTTGTATTTTGAGAGAAAGATTTTCGTAATCAATAATTCTATTCATTAAAGTACTTTTTGATATTCTTCTTTTATTTGTTTTCCGACATTAGAAGCGAAGAATTTCTCTATGTCTGTAGGTGGTTCGAATCTCTCTTTAGATAAGATAAATCCACCTGAATCTACTTTATATATCCAACTTGGTTTTCCACACATCCATCCTTCGATAGTTGTTCTTCCTAATTGAATTCCTGCGGTTTCCTCACACTTATGGATAAAGTTTTCAACTGACCAAGTAGGTGGGAAATATTTTACGTGAGGTTCAAACAATACTTGTTGTAAGTAATTTCCTTTGTCTTCACCAACTAACCAAAGTTCTTTACCTTCTTCTTTAGTTCGTTCCATTAAATCCAAGATTGTTTCTTTTCTCAAGTAATCAATCGTACCAACAAACAATACCGCATTTTCTTTTTTAACCGATGGTTTCGGTTTGAATCTATCGTTGTCTATTGGATTGTAAATTACCTCTATTTGGTCTTCAGGTATTTCGAACTTATTAACAATATGGTCCTTAATCTCAGGTCTAATTGCAATGTATTTCTTAATTGACTCATGTTGAATCGGGTCTTCCAACTCAATAACTTCAGAGTGAATAGAATACACCTTGTCAATTTCAGGATAGAACTCAATCATTCTTTGAGCAACAGGTTTGTGTTGCATGTGAATAATATCAAAGTTAACTTCAGAAACTCGGTATAATACATTCTCACTTGAAGGTTTAAACCCTTCAGGAGTATTGAATCCCCACTTCCCATCACCAAGTTTAAAACCAGGTGCCTCCTCAAAGGTTACACATTTAATACCAATTCTTTTTGCCATGTCAGTTAACGGTCCTCCTATTTGAGACATAATTGTAACATCGCAGTTTTGTTTCATTAAACTTTTTGCAAGTTCATAAACATATAACTCTGACCCAGTAAAAGTTCTAAAGAACAAACAAGATATTAAAACCTTAATTCTTCTTTGAGGGTCGTGGTTTAATTTAACTGGTAAATTCTTGGCGTATTTGGTTTCAAATAATTTTCTATTTTCTTCCCATTGTTCGTTGGTCTGACCGATAGATTTGTGAGTAATTCTAATGTTTGTGATAACTCCAACCTTAACTCCTTCGATGTGGTTCTCAAAACAAAATGGGATATCGTAAAAGTGAAACCCTTTAAATTCTTCGTTAAAGTTCTTTTTTAATTTTCTCTTGTCAACCGCAATAAACAATCCGTCCACTACGATGGTTTCCATAATTGAGTTACCAAATGATTCAGAATACTTTGACTCCCATTTCTTTCCATCGCTCTCGTGATTAACAACTCCAACCATCTTTTTTCTATTCTCCCACCACATACCACTACTTGGCATCTGAGTTGTCCCTGCCATACCAATAATACCAAAATCACTTTTTTCAAAGTGTTTTAATAATTTGTTATACCATGAATTAGTTTCGAAGTAGATGTCGTCATGACAAAATAATACGATATCTGTTTTAGATTCAGATAATACTTCATTATAAACTTGAGCAAGAGATTTCTCCCCGTTATTAACTTTCTCAATAACTTCAAGTTTTTTAAATCCCGAACTCTTTTTTAAGTATTCGATAAATTCGGGATTATGTTCTCTTGTTGAATATGCTACTGTAATCATTCTTATTTATTTATTCCTGTACTACCGAACCCGTTATCACCTCTGTCTTTAGTTTCATCGTCTTCAATAGATGTTAGGTTAACAAAGGTTCCACTCATTACAGGACATAATACTGCTTGAGCGATTTTCATACCTTTACCAATGGTTACCTTTTCATTATTTGTATTGAACACAATAACTTTGATTTCACCATTGTATCCTGAGTCTACGGTACCAGGTGTGTTTAGGACAGTAAGTCCTTGGTTTAAAGCTAAACCACTTTTTGGTCTTACTTGTATTTCGAACCCTTCAGGGATTGATAACCTAATACCTGTTGGTACTAATGCTCTTCCAAACTCAGGAATTCTAATTTCAGATACTGAATATAAATCAAACCCTGAATCTGACGGATATGCATAAGCAGGAAACACTGCGTCAGGGTGAATTAACTCAACCCCAAGATTTTTAGATTTGAAATCTATTTCGGTTTGACGATTCATCTCATCAAGAGACATACCAAACATATCTTCCAATTCTTTAATATAATCTTCTTCAGGTTCAACACCTGACTGTTTTTTTATCTCTTCAAATTGTTTCTGTATTTCATCCCATAGGTGGGGATTAATTTGACTGTTTTCCATTATTGTAATTTTAATAGTTTGTTGATTACGTCGATTAAAACCGACACGTCTTTTTCACAGTATTCTACGATACCTTCAATGTCTTTCTTAACCCAAAAGGCTTCGTGAACTTTGTTTCCTGTTACTTCCATGTTTTTAGATGACTCAACACCTAAACAAACGCACATTAATTCTAATGACGCAATAGAACCATATCCACCGTACTGCCAAAGTTCTTTAGTATCAAGAGCTTTAATTTCCCATGGTTTAGTGTCATGACCTGGTAATATCTTCGGAGGAAGAATACCATTCATCATCATTCTTTTCGCCAACATAGGGATGTCAAATCCTTTAACGTTGTGTCCACACAAGAAGAAGTTTAATTCTCCAACTCGTTTAAGTAACTTTTGAACATCCTCTAACAATTTTTTTTCATCAGGGTCACTAAATGATTGCATTTTAGTTTCACCTTTATCTGTAACAAAGGCAACACTAACACAAGCAATTCTTGCAAACTCAGGAACTAATGCCGCTCTGTTAACAAACATTTCACCGATAGGTTTGTCAGCGTCCTCAGGGAATCTTTTCTGAAACCAATCATGGTAGTTTCTAAATTGGTATGCCAATTCAGGTCTAAGTTCTTCAAGTGCCGTCCAATCAGGTTGGATACCGACAGTTTCGATGTCTAAAAATAAAATTTTAGTTAAAGGTATGTTTATCATTTTACGATTGATTTATAGAATTCAGCTCTTGTTTTTGTTACGATGTTTAAATCATATTTATCCTTAACGGTCTCATATAATCTTTCACCCATATCTTTTACTAAGTTAGGATTTTTTACCAACTTTTCAATAAATTTCGGCCAATCGGCATGATTTCTATTTTCGTTAACCAATAACGCATTACCATCAACAAACTCACCATTTTTTAAACAGTGTTTTAAATCAATAGTATAAGGACCTAAGTCAGATGCAATTAACGCTTTCTTATAAAATCCTGCTTCAATAACTTTTAATTGAGACTTCATTCTATTAAACATTGTGTTTTTAATAGGGGATAATGATACATCAAACTTAGAATAGTTTTTTGCATAAGAGGTTACAGGTTTAGTCCAAACCCTAACATACGCCTCATCTAATTCATTAGAGTAAGATTGTTGGTCGTAATTCATTAAGTGTTTTTTATATTCTTCAGAAACTATTCCATAATTCTGAGTGAATATTTTTTCATATTGAGCCCATACGGTCTCATGAGGAAGAATGTTACGTTTGTTCTGTTCTCCTGTTTGAGCATTAATTTCGGTCACAGTACCTCTTGTATCAAAACCACAGAGTACATACTGTACCTTATCTTTTAATGAAGTAATTTTACCAAACCCTTGGTCTAATAGTTGAATATCATGTAAGTGAGATGAACCTCCTAACCACCCAATTCTAAGTCTGTCTGACTCTAATGTTGGTTGTTTAAATTGAGATTCGTTTGGATTAATTGCGTTAGGAAACACAACAACATTCTTATTTAATTTACGGATTTCATCTGCAAATATTGTAGTTGTAGTTGTAACATATTTTGCAACTTTTAAGTTCTCAACAATTTTCTCGTTAATTTTGTGAACTTTAATAATATCGTGAATTGGGTGTTCTTTACCAGGCATCCAATAATCATCAATATCGCAAACAGTGGCAACCCCTAAAGAGTTTAACATTTGGATAAGTCTATGAGCCCTTTCGAAATCAGGTCCAATACTTCTATGGAACGCAACTATTTGGTAATCAGTCCAAAAGTTTACGTCATCATATGGTGGTTCATATATGATATCAACATGGAATTCGTCGGGATATTGATTCTGTAAAAAAATGTGTGGGTCGACTGACCTAAATTTACCAACCCCGCTTCTATCGGATGGTACTACGAGTACTTTAATTTTTGACATAAGTTTTATTATATACTCAAAAGTATAACAAAATATGTCAAATAAGAAAAGGTGTTAGGCCAACTTTTTAATTTTAGTAACTTTACCCTCAAATACGTGTTTACCTACTTTAAAACTAAAAATCTCGTTAGATTTTTCAGCACTTTCCATGATTAACCCATTCTCTCTAAGGGCGTTATTTACCGCCTCATTAATCATTTTTTGAATTAGTTTGTAGTTAATCTTTTCAGCGCCTGCTGTTTGTTGAGGAGCCGTAGTTGTTGCCGATTGAGTTTTAGGTTTTGCCGATTCAGGAACGTATCCACTTTGGTCTTGTTTCATTAATCTAGACGCTCTTTGAATTAAATCATTAGACAATGTTGCCTCTTGTTGTTGAGGTTGTGAGATAGGATGTTCCATCATTAATCTCTTAATGTCGTCAGGAAGTTTTGAATTTTTGATTGCATCTACTGTTGGGTTACCAACTGGCTTTGTATTCACTCTTGGTAATTCTGACAAATACGGTTGTTGACCTTGTCCCATTGATGGTTGCTCTTGTAGGAATTCCTGTGGTATATTATATTTTGCTTGCGGCATATCAAATTCTTGAACCATATGTGAAGGTGTATCAGTCCTTCTTGGAGTACTAGTTTGGTTCATAATTTCTCTTACATTTGACATTGCCAGTTTTTGCATTAAATCACTCATACGTTTTTGCTTTTGATGTTATATTATATTTGTTCTTCTGTAGGTGTTGGAGTAGGTGTAGGTGTTGTTGGAGAAGTTGCTGGCTCGGTTGTTTGTGGAGCCGCAGGTGCTGGTGGTTGATTATCAAATTTAGCATTGATTATAACACTAACCATACTTTTATCTCCATTAAAATTATAACCTGGTCTTGGAGTATTGTAAATCTCACCTGTTGGTTTAATAGACAATATCTTATCCAATCTGAAAATTCTCCACCCTGGTAAAGGTTGTTCTCCTTTATATGCGGTGTGAGACGCTCCTTCTTCATCCCAAGCTCTTAAGATTTTGTTACCTGCTTTACTTGTTCCCAAGCAAACAGGTTCAACTTCTCTAATACCTCTACCACCTGGTTCATCACCATCATAGTAGATAATCACCCTCTGTCTTTTTTTGATAGAGTCAACGACACCATCAATAGAGGCGATTTCACATATTAGACCTTTAAGAGCTTCGTTTAACTTCATTAGAAATTAGGATATATTTTTGATGAGTTAAATTTGTTAATTTTAATTTCGTTTTTTCTTTCTACGATATCGTCAGAAGTACCAGCGTTAACATTGTATACGTCTAAGAAGGAACCAGTTCCTCTACCCATAGAATCACCGTCAGCAACGGCATCTCTGTTTACTGATGAATACTCGTTACCCACCGCGTTAAAATCGTTTTTAGGGATTAGTTTAGCTCTTTCTGCGTCAGCAATTGCCGTTAAGGCATTTGGTACGTCTTGAGACAAATCTATAGTTATTTCGTTTGCCATGATTATAGTTTTGAGATTAATTCGTTTATTCGTTTAAGGCTTTCAGTTACTGCTGCATTATATCTATCAACAGTACTTGTATGTTCTTGGGAAGGTCTTACATTTGTAAAATCCTTTTTTTCATGAGGTTTTATAAATTGGTTCATCATTCCCGTATTCATTTTATTAGTTTTGGTCATCTTATTGTAATCTCTCATTTTTCGTAACTCATTGTCAACCCAATTTTTCATTTCAACACCACCATTTAATATAAACGGAGCCTCGTTGTGGTTACCTTTAAAATTATCAAAAAAGTTTTTAATCCTTTTTAATTGTTTGTATTCGATAAAATTTTGACCTTGTAATTCCTGATTTCTATTAAATCCTTCAGTATTTTCATCCGCACCCTTAACCATATGAAAACATTTTTTCATATGCTCTTGTTTGTCTTTTGGGAATTCAATCTCCCCTTTGGATGAATTATATAAATCGTTATTCATTCTTACCTAATTCAGATTTTAGAAACTTAATTAATTGGTCAACTTCAATACCTTGTTTCTCCGCTTGTTTTTTTAAGTTTGCAATATTTCTTTTTAAGATTTTAAAATCGTCAACGTTTTTTTCATTAACGTCACCATCTCCTGAAGATTTCTTATTAGCCAAAAGGTCTTCAACCATCTTAATTGCTTTTTGTCTTTGAATTTCAGATAGAGTCGCTCTTGTTATAAAATTTGGGTCCTTATAATATTTTGATTTCTTATCTTTTTTTCCTGAAGGGTCTTTACCTTGTTGTTTGGTTCTTTCTTTTGCATCGTCAGGTTCCATTCCCATATCTTTAACCAAATATTCAAAAGTATCTTCACCGTCCATATCTTCAGTTTCTTCATATCCGAATGCTCCAGACATATCAATCTCTTCAATCTCTTCAACAGATTCACCATAATAACTTCTGTAACCACGGGAGATTGGGTCGTTCGTAATACGAGACGCAGCGACCGTTTGGTCCATAGTCTTCTTTGGGTGCAATTTAGGGTCAAGGATTGGAATTTTAGAGTTTGACATAGCTCCATCGGCATTTACCAATTCTTCCAAGTCAGTTTTCAAAGTTTTCGTATCCTTAACTTTTTTCTCTTTTGCAACTTTTTTCAAATGTTTTTTCACCTTCTCACCCTTACTTTTTTCAAAGTGAATAACCTCATCTTTTTTACGTGCTTCGGTTAAAGTTCCCTCTACAGAGAAATATAAGGAATATTTATCTCCTTTGTCTCTCAAAAGAAAATAATACGGTGATGAATAAAATTCGTTATCTGTGGCAATCATCTGTTCTTTTTATCATATAAATACCACGACACAAGGTATTTATCATTAGTTTATGGCATATCAAAATATTAATCAATATAATTTTAGAAGATGGGGAATTAAACCTGTCAACGAAGTCACGGACATTTGTCTCGCGTCTGACGAGAAAGACTATGACCAAGAAGTAGTGTTTTCACCATTATTAATAGGTGAGAATGATGGGAATAGAATGCCGTTTAAGTTTGACTTTAATAGTTCGGGAACAACGATTTGCCAAACAGGAGATTGTTCTTTTGATGACGATGTTATCGTATCTGAGAACTATTGGAATCCGACTGATACTGACCCAAATTTCTGTCCGATAGTAACCGACTTATGTGATGTTGGCTTGACGGGTATTGATAATGGTCTTGTTAAACATATGTCAGGTGAGACAATTCAAATCACCACAGGTTTATATACGTCATCCGCTGACAAGTACAGTAGATACAAATACGATAGGAGAATGAAAATGCACCCTATCACGGGTTTCACAACTTCTGAAAATAGATTGTGGAACGATAACTCCTACAACTATAATATGTCTTATGCGACAGACGGTAGTCCTGTAGGTTATTTTGCCCGATTAAATGGGGGATTCTATCAAGGATTCTACAAGTTACCAGGATACGACTATCAGGTGTTTCCTCAAAGAGTTTCTTTAGGGTGGACAGCTGAGTTCATGTTAAGATACAGATGGACAGGAGATACTTCTGTCGGACTTAACGCAAGGTACCCAGACAATAAGGGAACCTTTTTCTACATGGGGGCGAGAGCCGAAAACAAATTCTATCACTACGCCGATGGAGAACCAAAACAAGATACAGGGTATACAAGGGTAACCTCAGGGTTAACTTGTATGCACACTTGTGGTTGTGCCAGCACCGCAAATACTTCATCCGATTGTCTACAAGTTTACCAACCATCAGGAGGAACAATAACACATTGTTCTTGTGGTTGTCCTTGTAATTGTGACTCACATGCTGAGTACGCGGAGAAAGACCCACTATATGATGGTGTGTCAAATGCATTGTCTTTAAGACTTAGTGGTGACACAGGAAGTCCAAGACTATGTGTTAAGACATATAGAATAACAGGAGGTTGCGAATCTAGTGGAACCTGTCTTACAGGAGTAACTTATCAAACAGGAACTTCGGTAACTGAATGGTGTTCAACAAGAGGAATCTTTGACGACTGTAGTGGAACGACCTACCCTAATGTTGAACATTGGGTTCAAATTGATGCAGTATTCCAAAGAAAGGAATGGTTAGACACTTGTGACTTATATGAGAAGGGTGGACTTGGTCTTTTAGTTGAGGATGTATATTTTGCCACATTAGAAAATAGAAGTGTTACATTAGTTGAACCTCCAATAACTCATGACCCAGGATTTGTCCCACCTTCAACAGAAGTGGTTACATTCAATGACATGTGGACCGAGGAACAAAAATACAGATTGGGGACAATGAAGTTCTATGTTAACGGTAAATTATTCTTAGTTGCGGAAAACTTTGAAGAAATTATTCCAAGACTCCTTAATGTTGAAAAAGAAAAACAAATTGGGGTTGGATATAATATTTCAGTTGGAGGTGGAACCCAAGGTTTAAAAGATAACCTCACATTCTCAGGAGGATGTCCTGTAGATATAAGTGAAATCAAGTATCAACAAGACCCTGAATGTTTAACAACGCACGATTTAGATAATACAGAATATTCTGGTTTAACAACTCATATTAAATTGGAGGAGTATTTTGGAGGTAGTATGATTGGTGACGTGAGTGCGTTTAGAATGTATACCGAACCATTAAACGCGTCTCAGATTAGACACAACTTTTTATTATTAAAAAACAAATATAACCTATTAGACCCTAACTGTCTTAACTGTAGAATCTTTATACCTAATAACGACTTACTTTATATTTCAGTTCCGTGTAATGATTTAGGATATTTGATGGTACCATGTAATGATTTATTTTCTTCTTTCTATCCATGCCCAACATCAACCCCAACTCAAACTCCAACAAACACAGAAACTCCAACTAATACACCAACAAATACTGCAACAGAAACACCAACTCCAACAAACACTCCTACCGTAACACCAACTGAAACACCTACATCAACACCGACTAACAGTGAGACCCCAACTAATACCCCAACTAATACTGAAACACCTACGGTAACTCCAACAGAAACTCCAACACAAACGGTAACACCAACTACAACCGCAACTGTCGGACTAACACCTACTGCGACTGAAACTCAAACACCAACTCAAACACCAACGCCTACCGCCAATAGATATCCTTTTGTTGTTTATTCGGGAATAACATTAGAAGAGTCGTGTGAACAAGTTAACCCTTCAACCATAATTTATGGGGATGAAATTTTATTTGATGAAAATTTAATATTTTATGACACAATTGTAGGACCTAGTGTTGGAAACTTAACAGGATATTTCAATAATTTACAAATTATTGCTTTATTAGATAATGGATTGTCAACTGGTGGATTTGGATTATGCCCAACATTAACTCCAACACCTACCGAAACTCCAACTAATACACCAACTAATACACCTACGCCAACTAATACAGAGACACCAACTAGTACACCAACTGAAACTCAGATTATTACTCCAACACCAACAACAACTAACACTCCGACTAACACTAACACTCCAACTAATACGGAAACATCTACTCCCACAGTAACTCCAACTAATACTGAAACACCAACTCCAACCAATACAACAACTCCAACACCATCTACAACGCCAAGTATTGTGTCTTCGGGACTGGTTATTCAACTTGATGCGTATGAGAGTTCAAGTTATTCAGGAGGAACAACTGTTTTTGATATTACAGGTGGATATAACCATACATTAATCGGCGCAACTTACACAGTTCTTAATGGTATAAAATGTTTTGATTGTACGACAGGAAATAATAGAGTTAATTACAACTTAACAGGACCTACGTTACCAAATTCAGGATACACATATATTACTTGGGCAAGATTAATATCTAGTACTGCTGGGTTTAGAACATTACTCTACACGAGTGGACCTCCTAAAATCACACCGATTACTATACCTAACGCATCAAACGCATTAGGATATTGGGCAACAGGATTCGTACCTTCAGGGTATGATGTTGCATCTTCAGCTGATGTTTGGGTTCAGTTTGCCGTTGTTGGAACAAATACATCTCAAACATTCTACATAAATGGTTCACAGGTGGGAAGTACAATCAATGAGGGTGCAGGCGGAACTAGACATTGGGGATGGGGTAATAATGATACGGCGGGTCAACCTTTTGGACATGTTGCCAACATGTATTTCTATAACAGACAATTAAGCCTTGCTGAAATAACACAACAATACAATTATTTGGCACCAAGATTTGTGGAACCAACGCCAACACCTACAACAACGAGTACTCCAACCAATACTAGTACAACAACCACTACTCCGACACCAACAACAACTAACACTCCGACCCCAACTTTACCTGATTTAGATTTCTTACTGTTTGAAGATAATTCAGTTGCAACTGCGGAAAATGATGATAATATTCAAATTGATAATATTCCATCACCTACACCAACAAATACAACAACCACTACTCCGACACCAACTTCAACACCTGCTGTGCCTGTAACAAGTAACCTTAGGTTATATTACGACCCAAGTAATCCATCAAGTTACCCTGGTACTGGTACAACAATTAATGATTTATCTGGTAATGGATTAAATGGAACAATGTCCAATATCACATATACATCACCATACTTCACATATAATGGAACCTCATCACAAGTTAGTGTTGCGGATAATGTGTTATTAGAACCAGGAAGTGGGGATTGGACTATGGAAGTATGGGTTAACCAATCGGTTTTGGGTAATGATGTTGTATTAGGGAAGTTCAATAATGGAGGGCTTTCAGCAAACGTAAGTTATAGTATTAGAACAACCAACACTACATATTACACTCAAATAGGTAATGGTATTGGTGTTGTTAACAGTACTAATTATACAGGAACAATTGGTACGTGGTACCAATTAGTTTATGTGTTTACTAATGTTGCGTCTAATACGCTTCAAACATTTGTAAATGGAGTAAGTATAGGAAGTGCGGCACATAGTTTGGCTAGTGTATTAAACTCAGTTAATCCACTTTATATAGGTAGTTACAATGGAGGAGAGTACCCTCAATGGTTTGATGGAAAAATTGGTATAACACGTTTATACGACGCATCATTAACTTCATCACAAGTTTTACAAAACTTCAATGCAGATAAATCCAAATATGGACTATAAAAAAAATTAATATAAAATAAAATGGCAAATACAAAAATAAGTCAATTACCAACATTTACGGGAGACACCACGGGTACTTATATTGTTATGGATAATAGTAGTTTAACTGAAACCTTTAAAGTTCCAAAAGAAACATTATTTAGTGGATATTCAACAAATGTAGTGTCACCAGTCTCAGGTAGTTGGACGGTGACTCCAGGGACTAATAACTACAGTTTTACAGTTGATATTAATAACACATATAACTTATGGGCTCTTGCAAATATACCAAATGGTATAATAGTTTATAATGCCACAGTAAGTGTTAGTAATACTAATGTACCCGTAATTGGTGTTCAGTATGCATGGAATTATACTGGTGGGGGTAGTCCAATATTGTTTACAAGCATACCTGCACAGATTATAGGAACTGCAGGTGCAATATCCACCGATTCAACAGTTGTTACATCAACAAATACATTTGTATTCGGTATTCAAAACAATACGGCATCAAATATTACGGTTAATTACGGATATATTAAAATAAGTTAAAATGTATACAACCGACTGTAACTACTTTAGAATAACAAATTATAATAACACTCAAGAAGGGTATTATAAGTGGACAGGATGTACTGACATTGTTAGTGTTAGTACGATTAATCCATTAGAAACCGAATACGTTTGTGCAAAAGACGTATCCGTTGAAAGTTACAGTGCACCTTTAGATATTGTATTTGTTGGACTATGTCCTTCAACAACACCAACACCAACTATTACCTCGACTCCAACTCAAAGTTCGGTAACACCAACACCTACTTCTACATCACCAACACCAAGTCCTACCGCAACACCAACGATGACTCCAACAACTGTTTATATGTATAACTTACGAACAGGTGGTTGGTATCAGAATGTTTGTCAGTCTGTTAGTATGATTGCAAATCCTAGTAACGTACAAATTTTTACATCAAAACCTTTCACGTCATTAGAACCAGGTGATTATGTATACGGTAACCAATCATTAACAATACCTCCAATAGGTGCTGACTTTACAATATCAAACGGTAATAGATTCATTCAACTTAGTGGTAATCAAATTATTAATGTTGGGTTATGTTAAAGGATAAAATAAAAGTTTTGAGTATTTATTAACATGGCAGATTGTGGTGTATATATTTCAAGTGTAAGTTTAAGCGGGTTAACTACCGAAGTTACGTTTTTTCCTCAAACGGGAGGGACTTCCGTTGACTTAGGTAATCAAATTTTTCCGTTTAGTTATGTTGCGGATTATTATTACGGAACATATAATTGTTACGTTCCAACATATGCTTATTCGTATACTGTTGTGGTACCAGCACCGAGTCCTACACCAACAACCACATCAACTCCAACACCTACACCAACCGCTCCAACACCTACGCCAACAGAAACTCCAACTAATACTCCAACAGAAACATCAACTCAAACACCAAGTCCAACACCTACAAATACGGAAACTCCAACTAATACTCCAACACCTACAAATACGGAAACTCCAACTAATACTCCAACTCCAACCAATACGGAAACTCCAACTAACACTCCAACACCAACCAATACGGAAACTCCAAC